TCAGAAAGATTATTTAATTCTCTTAATGTACTATCTGTTGTAGAGTAATCCATACCATATATGCCAATACCCAGAATTTCTTCCATTATATTGTCTAGGTTAGTTTCACGTAACTTTGAATTACTTGATAATTTATTACGTCTTTTACGTAATTCAGTTTCATTCTCAGCTTTCTCTACAGTTCTAGTTCTTAGCTTAACATAGGAATTATAGAAGTTTTCTAATCTAGTTTCTTTACTTACTACTTTCTGATTATAAATATTATTATCCTGAGTAGAGAATGTACCTTGATTATCTATTGATTTAATTTGATTAGAATTAAATACTACAATTTCTGTTCCAGAAGAATGATTTACACCATCATAATCCCTATACAACGTTTCTAACTCATTTTCACTTATTGCATCTACCGTTGGTTTTTTTATTAACCCGAAAGTTCCAAATCTAATTAAGCGACTTTTAAGTGTTTCAGTAAATGAAACATTTTTTGGATTCTTTATACTTAAAAACACAGGATAGATCTTACCATTTTTACCGTAAGGCGCTTTATAATTTTTAGCTACATCTAAATATTTACTAAAATAAATGCCAACTCTAATTGAACTTTTGTATCCTATATACCCTTGATGTTTTGTGTTTTTGTAGTTGGGGTTGTCCTTTGGGTTATAAAAAGTATCAATTCCTGAAGCACCGCCGTGGTATATCACCAAAGGTTCACCATTTTCATCTACTACTTTGGATACATTAGTTTTATCTTCAGATTGCCAGTCCCCAAACCACTCTTTAAAGCTCTTAGAATAAGTTCTAGCCTTAGCTTGAATAGCAGCTACTCTATCACCATTATAATGCTCTAAAAGGTCTGAAAAGAGCTTAGATAGCTCCCCATTGGGAGCCTTATCTATGCCATTACCATTGTTTTGCGACCATATATGATAAGCCGCTGCTTCACTAGTTGCATTTTTTAATTCTTCAAATTCTCTTGCAACTTCTTTATTTTTTAAATTAGGACAAATTATTTTCATAATGATTACTTATACAATGATTCATTTCATCTGTAGGAAATTCATTCTCATTATTGAACTCATTGGTTTGTTCAGTCTGTTCAGTCTGTTCATTTTCAGAAGTAGAAGGTTGCTCGATATTATTTTCTATTACCTCACCATTTTCATCCATACTAGTATCTACTAATGGTGCTGCATCACTTTCAACAGTACTAAACATATAATCAATTGTATTTCTTGAATAGAATACTCCGCTTAATGGTTTACCATTTACTTTATTAGTTTGTGAGTTGATTTTTGGTACAATCTCATTATTAATAATATCTGGAATATCCTCTAAGAAATTATTATCATATTTAGCAAATCTTGGAGCAACATTGTTACCCGGAATAATAGAGAATCTAGATATATATTTACTTCCAGTAGTATATGGGGATAAGTATTCAGATACAAATCCTTTACCACCTTGCCTAAATCCTTTCTTATTCACTAATATATATAATGGTTTATATGTTTTAGTTTTACCATTATCTTTAATAAATGTACCAACATATTTATATAGATTATACCCACCAGTAGCATTGTTATCTCTCATTTTAACATATGGATGATACAATGGAACATCAGTATCATCTTTACAAACATATCTTCTAGAAGATCCTTTAATAGCTACAGGAACTAATCTATTACCAACTTTTTCTCTATGAATATAGATACCTTTAGTATTTGTATTTATTACAGGAACCATGTTATTATCTTGCCAGTTATTACGATAGATTTCATCTACATCATCTGGAGTAAACAGATTGGAGAAATCATCTATATTTTTCTCTAAAGTTCTTACAGTTTCATAATAACCAAGTTCATCTAATACCCTAGTAGGTATAAAATCAAATAGAGAATTCAAGTGTTTAGTACCATGACCACTAAATACTGCATATCGAACTAAATCATAAGCTAAATCATGTAATTCTTGATTATCACTATCTAATAATTCTTGCCAGTATTCTCTAATCTGTCTACTAGCATTAGAACTAATATCATCTGAATAGTCTAAGCGAATATAGTCTATAGCTTTACCTGTAGTATCAGTTACCCCAGTAATACTATTAAGGAATAGATTACTAATCCTACCATTAGTAACAGATATAATTGGGTATTTACCACCTTTAGAAGCAGCATCAGAGATAATATCAGTTTTAATCCTATTAATCCTCTTAGCAATAGTATTAGGACCAATGAATAGGTCTCTCAGCTCTTTCATACTATTAATTAATGGACTACTAGTACTATCATACAATGCATAAGCTCTCCAGTAAGAATCAATAGCATTAGTAAATGCTGTTACAGCTTGTTTATCTTTTACTTTGGAAAATCCACTAGCATTAATAAGGGATCTGAATACCCTATAATACTCATCAGAAGATTGTATATTAATTTTGCCAAGTAAATCTAAAGTAAACTTGATACTATTGTCAATCTTCTTCTGTAAGAAGGTTTCATTAAAGAATTTATTAACCATTTCTGGCGTGAAATATGGGCTAGTATAACAATCAGCAACATTTTGTAGAAATGTCCTCATTTCAATAGAGTTCTTACCAAACTTCTTAGTATCTACTTGGGAAGCTTTTACAAGATCAGACATTGCCTGAGCCATAGGTTCTAGTTCCTTATATAATTTATATACGAGAATTTGTCCATAGTAATAGTCAAAATCTTTTTCTTTATCATTAGCTTTACGAAGAAGATTTTCTAAATAACCTAATTTTCCTTGTTCAGGAATTTCAAACAATACTTGATCTGTAACTTGTTCATTCTTAAGTAATAAGTCAAGGTTTTCTTTATCCTCATTAGATTTAGCTAAGCTCTTTGCTTTAGTAACAAATTTATCATATACTTCCTTTTCCTTCTCTTGGAATCTTCTATAAAATGGTTTAGTGTTATCTATGCCATAAACTCCCCTACTCTGTATATAATCATTTGCAAGATCTTTCATGATCTCTTGTGAAACAAAATACATAGTATTCTTGCCAGCACCATTTCTTAATAAAAAGTTAGTAAGATTATAGGTAAATCCATTTACATTTAGCTTGATAATATAGTTATCTTTAGCAACGTCAACGTGAGCACTAATCAATGCAGATAACCAGTCTAGAATATGAATGTCATCTACACCACTTACTTTATGCAAGTTACCTATATTCGGTAAGTACTCTGGAGATTGCATTACTAATTCAACTAACTGACCTAATACATGATGCGGGTTATTTAATGCAAATGGTCCAATACCACCTTTACTATCAGCGAAGTCTTGTTTTAAAGTATCTTGATATTCTTCTGTATACTCATATAAAGCAGCATCATTCTTTTTATCAGGGAAATACTTCTTTACAATACCGTTTTTCATGATGTTAACAGGAACATCCAATGGTCTAGTAGTATCATGAGTATTTTTAGAATCAAGTAATGAAGCCATAAATGTATCAATCAATAGGTTTTCTATAGCACCTTGAGATTGTTCATTCATTGACTTGTTATAATCAAATTCTGTCTTAGAAGATATATAAGGATAAACCTTATAAGTTGCATCTGTAACATCATACATAACATTAGAATTCTTACTCTTAAGGTAATCATTAACCAATGCTGCCATATTCTGTATAGACCTTCTTGTAACAGGTTCACCATCTTTAATAGCTAAGATTTCATCAGCATATTCATTAAATCCACTTAATGCTAATTCTATTTCATCTTTAGTTGCCTCTCTTCCGGGTTTATTACTTCTACGAGAAGTATAATTATATCTTGTTAAGAATAACTTATCAATATCAAAGTCAGAACCAGTTCTCGCAGTGAACTCATCTGGTAGTATAATTATATCTCCTGCTTGAGGCATTACTACATCTTTAATAGTTAAAGCAGCAATAGAAGACATACCCTGAGTAGGTACACGATATGCCATCGCAGATGGTGAAGCATTTGGACCAATTATATTGTTATCCATTAACCACTGCCTAGCCTGTAAGAATGACATATTTTCATATCCGGGGATTATGTGTTTCAATAGATTTATTGAAATAACACACTCCATAGATCTATCATCTGCAATTAGTTTAAGTCTTTCACCATTATTAATTTGATACTTAGAATATTGACCAGCTTCACTAGCTTTTACTTTATCAATAGATTTTAAACCAAAGGAAGACATCTGCACAAATGTACCACCCGGCAAATTAATATCTACAGTTTCTTTGTTTACTGCGGATATAATCTTTGTAACCAATTGCTTAGCTACAGGAGAAGCAGACAATGGAACCTTAAAATTACCAGTTTCATCAAGAGTAACCTGATCGATAATATCAGAATCCATATTAGATGAAATCATATCCCTTACTAATTTATCAGATATACCTTGTAGATCCTTAAAAGAATATGTACCATCTTCATTCTTTTCAGCATGCAAATCCTTAAGAATTCTATTGAGTCCTCTATCTGATAAATTATCAATAGCGTCCATTGCTAATTTAACTAGCTGTCTACCACTAACTTTCTTACCTTTTCTACCTGTAGTATCTTGGTCTACACCGCTACTAGAAGGAATGAAATAATCTCCAGCTAATCTGATATTAGAGAATACTGTTTTCATAGCCTGAGTAACCAACATACGCTTTTCAGCATCATGGGCTTCAATAGGCATCTGATTAAGTAAGTTACCAAAATTCTGTTGTCTATATACAATAGGTTTAGAATAGGTTCCTTTATCATCCTTTTTGAATTCTTCTGTTATTTCATTTTGAGTAGCATCTGTATAGAAATCATACTCTTTGATATTACCTACTTTTACTGCGGATTTTGTAGTAAACATATCAATAGGATTATTAATATCATTCATCCTATCATATAACACTCTTAAATCTCCGGTAGCAAGCACTTTGAATAACGGAAATATAGCCATCTTATTAAAGATAGGCATATTAATGAATTCACCGGGTATTGGTTGAAGTATTTCATTACCAAAGTATACCATCTTTTTAGGAGATAGTACAGCAGATAATGTATTTACATATTTTCTAATATCACCTAAATCATCAGCATGTTGTTCTACATAATCGATGGCTTCTTCTACTTTAGGATCTAATAAACCTTGACTAGCTAAGATAGCTTTATACATAGTAGGTGAACAGTATACAGATGCATCAGCTTGGTTAATTGGAGTCTCTTCTTCATTAACTTCTATATTACCATCCTTGTTCATCTTGATATCACCATACAATGACAAGTCACGTTCTGTACTTTCTTTAGCCTTATCTTTGATACCTTGTGGTATACTTTCATTGTTAAATAAGTCACCAGATTCAAATGCAGTATCAATGTATTCTTTGGTATATTTACCAGAGTTCTCCATTAACTCTCTTACATATGCATCATAGATTGCCTTATATAATTCTTTTGGTTGATTAGTGCGTAATTCTACATCTTTCAATCCTGCTACATTATATCTACCTTGTTTGTATCTAGCAACCTTATTCATTATGTGATTAGGATCAGAGAAATCTGTTCTAGGTCTATCACCAGTTGACAATGTACCAGCAAGACGTTTAGATACATCAGGATAATTTTTAAAGAATGCTACATCTTTATACAAGATCTTTTCTGTTTCAAACATTGATACAAAGTTATTAACAGTAAATGTAGAAATAGCATCATAAATAGCTATATGGTTCCTATTTAGTTCATTTTCCTTTCCTGCTAATGTGGCAATATCATTAGATAGTTTATTAGCTCTGTCATTAATAGAACTTACAGGTAAGGATTTATTCTTATAATACCCATCATTTGTTTTCTCAATTAGACCTAATCTTTGTATATAATCTAATTGTTTATCAACAAATACTCCTAATGTAGTATTTAGATCTTCTTTCAATTGAGCAGTATTATTAAAATAATCCATCAATTCCTTATCGCTCATTGAATTAAAAGATATGTATTGTACATTACCATCTTCAGTATAGTGATATACACCACGAGCAATTCTAAACTTACCTCCTTTACCGTTATCCTCACCTCTTTTACCAAAGTACATGGTAGGTCTGTTGGAATCATCAATCTTATCTTCTACTAATTTCATTCTACGATACTGTAGAATTGCATCATATTCACTTCTATAGTATTTATAGAATTGATTTAATACATCGTCAGAAAATCTCATTTCAACATAATCGTCAACAGGAGTAATGTTTAAAGTACGACCTTTAAACATTTTTAATCCTTGAATTGGCATATATGTCTTTTTATCAGACATCGTAGGTAAGATAAGAATATCATTTTCAGAACATACAAATTTAGAAATAAATGTTTCTATTCTAGGAGCCGATTGATAATCTGTACCAGTATTACCAGAATTATATTCTGTAATATTAAGTAAAGTACCTACAGTAAGTCTAGTATTAGGACTATTCTTTAATGTATTATAAACTAGTGAAGAAGAGTTAATAGGACATTTTAATAATCTACTAACATAATTTCTATCATTATTAAGCTTCTTAATTTCCAAAGTAAGATAATTATGCTTAGATAACGGGTACACTGTGGTATTCTTAGGTCCTAATACTTTCTCCTCTAGATTATTGTTATTAAGCCGATAATGAACAATAGCTAAGTTTAATATACTGTTTTCCCCAGTAAACACACCATCAATAGATCTTTTAATCCTATCATTAGGTTTGTCTTTAACAGGTCTACGCAAAATTTCAGGAATTGCCTTGGCTAAACTACCATCTCTATTACTAGATAATAACTCTTTAGCTGCTTGTAGTATTGTAGGCTTATTAACTGAATTGACTGACGATACCTTATCTACAATGGCTTGATACAAAGTATCAAAATTAATTGCAATACCAATCTTATTATATATATCTACATAGCTATATAAGACTGCATTGAAATCTTCATTGCTAGTAGATTCATTCATTCTAGCTAACCTAGTATTTAATGTGTTGATATCATCTCTAATAGTCTTTAGTAACTCCATGTTAGGTTTACGATTACCTTCTGCATCGGTAATTACCATATTACTATTATAGAAGTTTCTATTCCAATCTGCAACTAGTCTTTTACCATTACGTAGATTAACACTACCACCTAAGTTGGCTATGTACTGAATAGTATCTGTACCAACATTTTGGAATCCTACTGTAAGGAAGTTATGTCTATAACCAGTAATAGTTTGAAATATTTGAGTCTGAAGATTAGAATCCTTTACTGAGGATAACTTATTATATACAGAAGCATAGAAAGGATCAGTTTTTGCTAATTGAGCAGATTTTCTGATTAATCCATCATAAGTATCTTCATCAAATAATTTATCTACAATTCTTCTCCAAGCTGTAAGAAATGGTGTTACTCTAGGTATACCAGTTTCAGCATTTATATCTCTTACATAACTATCTGTAGCTTTATCGTATACACGATCTTCAATAGAAGATAAGAAAAGTTTTACAGCAGGTCTAATATTATGTAATACAGATACTTCGTAAGAAGCTTTATCATATTTATCAAAGTTTTCCTTTTCGATTTCGCCACCATCTCTTTCCTCAGTTTCATCATATTCCTGTTCTTCTTTTACCTGCCTTAGGCTTAAAGAATCAAGATAGGACTTAATATCTTTTTGGAATATATCAAAGTGCTCATACAATTCATTAGCAGCTGCTCTTTGCTCTGGTGTAGCATTATCATCATATGATAAATCCTCAAGTAGATCACGCATATCTTGATAATCAATCTGTATTTTTGTAAGATCATCTACAAAAGATTGTGAGCTTAATGATTGATTAATATAAGATATTGCAAAGAATTCTACAGCCTGATTATAGTTATCAAGAGATTTTATGTTTTGGAAAGTGTACCCATGTTGAGTAAAGTTTACCCTATTCCTATAAGCTTTCTCAAATCTATCTTTAGCTTCTTGACTTACTGGAATATTAGCATACTTACCTTCATATATACCTCTAAAGATTTTAGTAGGAGTAGTTCTACCAAATAAAGACATAATGAAATCTCGTAGTTTTTCAAACCACTTAGTAATCCTATAAGACTTTCTTGGAGTCTTATACATCATATACCCTCTAAATTCTTCTGCTAATGCTTCTTCTACATATTTATCAGATGCATTTTTAAGATTAGGGTGTATTCTACGATATTCTTCATATACTTTATTTCTTTCTTGATCAGAAAGTAATAATAGAGATACTCTATGGTATGCTTCGTGAAATTCTACACCAGCTGGATCACTATTATATAGTGTTATACTATCTTTAGTCATATAAGACATAGCTGTTGCAGGCATATCAGAAGATACAGCTACATCAATTATATTGATCTCTGCATCTGTCATACCTAACTTTTGTTTCAAGAAATTTTTAGCTTGAACCTTATTCAGTTTCTCCTTAGTAGTATATTTTTTATTAGGAGTAAAGTTTACTTTAACTTCTTTTTGACTACCACCCATACTAGATAAATCATTAAATGATCTACGTCTTCTAGATGGTTTAGGAGTTTCAGATTTAGGAGCTTCTTCTGTTGCTGGAATTGCTGTAGAATTAGGTATAGTTGTAGGCATATCTTGAGTCATACCATCTGCAATTACATATGGTCTTTCATATCTTCCTGCATTAAGATTAGATTTGATCATACCATTTCTTATCATCCAAGATAATAATGTATGGTTCATATCTTCTCTAGTAAATACTATACCATCAAATAGTTCTAATCTACCACCTGCTTTTTCAACACTACTAGATAATCTACCAGAAAATAATAGATTCATTTTCATGTTTACTGCTAATTTCTCATTCCCTTTTGAAGGAACTTTAAAAGGCATAGAACCATTAGATAATAACCAGTCTTCGAAATGCTTTCTCTCTTGTTCTTTCTGCGCAATAGACAAACCTGCTAAGGATACTTCATTGATACCATAGTGTAATACACCAAATTGTCCTTTATTATCTATATACAATTGCTTATTACGCAAATTAGCTTTTGCAGAATCACTAATATCAGAGTCATTGTTTACAGAAGTAGGTTCACCATAGTTTAAGAACATTTCAATAATATCAGATGCAATTAAATCTGTATTATTTATATTCTGCCCACCCTTAAAACCACTTCTAAACACTATAGTAGAGATTGCCTCTGCTAATTTAGGATAAGAATTGAAGCGCGCTAGAGATAATTTTAATGGTAATGGTCTACCAGACAACCTTTTTTTACCATCGATAATATAATACACACCACCAGAAGTAGTACCAATAAAACCAGTATTATCACCTTCTACGGTAAATATTGTACTTGTACCTCTAACACCAGTACTATATCCAAAGTTATTGATTTCTTCATCTAGATTACCACTAAACTGAAATACATCTTTAAATTGTTTATCATTTACTGGTATCTCTTGAGAAATAGTACCTTCAATAGCATTATGCAACAACAATCTAGTAGGAGTTACCTTTATTCTAGTATCTACCTTATTTAGTAAAGACCCATTTGAATCTTTCATTACAAACCTAGAGATAATTTCTTGTCTACGTTCCCGTAGTTTTCTTATCATCTCAGGATATTCTTCTGGAGTAAGATTACGAATATTGTTCGGACTTCTCATCGCAACCCAATACCTTTTACCATTTTCAGTATTAGTAATTATTAATCCTACTCTGGCATAATCATAGGTACTAGGATCATTCCATTGTACTGTTTTCTTACGAATATTATCATAGTAAGGTGCTACAGAATATTCATAAGTAAGTTTATCTTGTTTAGTTTTAAACAGCTTAGGTAATTCAGAGTTAGGAGAGAATTGAATTCTAGCACCGCCTAATTCTATAGTTTCACCAATATTAGCAGTAGGAGTATAATGGAAAGTATTTAAAATACCTAACTCACTATTCTCTGTGAATTCAGCTAATTCTGAATCACTAATAGCATCAGGTGGAACCGAACCGGGGGTTACTGGTGTAGGTATAACTCCATCTTTGGCTGCATCGTTAACTTCTTCTTCAGTTAAATCTGCTGGTTGTGGATCAAACAAATCATCTACAGTAATCTCAGCGACTTCTGCTGGTGTTGTCATTTTACCTCTAACATTCTCTGGCATATTGTAGTATGCAGTAGAATATGCTCCCTTAATAGCATCAAAATGTTGAGATAACTTTTCTCTATCCCTACCAATAGCTTCATACATATTCAATGCTACTTCTTTGAACTTGTATGCTCCTAAGTTAAATGCTTTACCAAGCATTGTCAAGAAAACTTTGAATATTTTTGCTTGCTTTTCAGCTTGAGCAGCAGGATCAAATGCGAACCCTAAAGTATCATCTTCAAGAAGATCAAAGAAGTTTCTTGCTGCTTCATTAAATTCTTCTCTAGCATTTGCAGTATCCTTTTTAGCCTGCTCAGTTTTAGTTGCTTTTGGTTTAGATTCTTTAGCCTTCTTTGATGCCTTAGTAGGTTCTTCAACAGCTCCACCATATTCATTAAACACATCTTCGGATGAGACACCACCTGTACCACCAGCAAATGGGTCTTCATCTGCACCTAATATTTCATCATTAGTTTCAACAGGTTCAGTTTTTGCACTATCGTTATTTTGGGGCTGAACTTCTGGTTCAACTTGTGGTTGCTGTTTTCTTTGAGTTAAACCGATATCTTGACCTTCTGCAGCAGCTATGATGGCTTGATCTGCTTCACTTAACTCTTGAGATGCAATATTAGCTTGAGTAGGTCTAGCAGATTTCCTTACTTGAGGAGTAGGTTTTTGTTCTACTTCTGGTGCTGCTTGTTGCTCAGTACGCATTGGACCAGTAGGAGCAGTGACAGGCTTAGAAGGGACAACAGGTTTAGATGCTGTTTGTTGTTCAGTAACCCCTAGTGCACCTTCTGCAGCTTCTTTACTTTCAGCTTTTTTAGTTTGATATAAATCAAACATTTCACTAATAAGAGTATCTCCTTGGTGTTCATGAATATTTCTTAAAGCAGTAAGTCTTAATTTCTTAGATTTCTTATAAGGTTTAGTCTTACCTAGCTCTATTATATTCTCTCTTTCTACTTCCTCAGTAGGAGTAATTCTGCCATTATCTATACCATGAAATGAATTTAAGATTTCTCTATTCCTTTCTAGCATCAATTCTGCTAATATACTATCTTCTGTAGCTTTGTTAAGACCAGATACATGTTCATTCATAGTAACGAACTGCATAGCTGTATCTACATTATTAATAGTATTGGCATTATTTTTATACCAAGATGGCATACTCTTTAGAATAGATTTCTTCCTAGCATTTAGACGATATTTCATATCCTCTAATTTAGCCAAAGAGTATTGATTACCTCTGAACTCAGATTCATTTTTACTTTCGTTCAATTGATTTATTGCTGTATCAATTTCAGTAATCATATTACTCATGATATTCAAATTTCTTTGTCTATCATAAATCTCTCTTAATTCATCTTTAGATATAATTTCATCTTGAGTAGTAGCTGTATCATTAATTTGTCTATAAGCACTATCTATAGCAATTGTTAGGCTTTCCTCTGATATAGGATCGTTTACAAATTTATTCTTAGCATTATCTAATTCTTGTCTTCTTACTCTGGCATTTTGAATAGAAGAAGTGTACTCTTTTTCTGCTTGCATTGCAAGACCAACAAGTGTACCATACTCTTCTGTATCTTCTTCAATGTCCATAGTCTTAGCTAAGGATTTCATTTGTTTACTCTTAGCTAAAGAAAAAGCTCTAGATGCAAATCTAGCTTCTTCTAATGCATCCTCTCTGTTAAATCCTTCTGGTAAGTTTTCTGTTTTACCATCAGCCAACATACTCCAAGCATTTACAATCTCAGCTTCATGCCCTTTTAGTTTACCACTAGCATAAGTTATTGCTTTTTCCATCTCTTCCTTAGAATTGATTTCATTTGCAGCTAACTCATTTACTCTATCCATCCCTTGTGTATCTTTCACAAGAGAATAAGCACCTCTGACATTAACAGTACCTTGAATAGGAGATAACAGACTTGCAGCAGCTCCTAACTTAACATTATTCCAATATTCTGTATCATTTTCATATAATGGGTTTTGATAGCCAAATGGACTTCCTAGGATGTTAGCTACAGTTGTAGCTTTCTCTTTATATGCTCCTACTAAGGATGATGCTAATCCCTCTATATCTAAATCAGAACTATCAAAGTCCCCACGCTTATAGGCTTGACCTGTAGTATATTGTGAACCTTCCTCAATTGCTTCATTAAATGCAGTTGCAGCATTACGCAATGCTAAATCCGTTCCAACATATGCTGCTTTTGCGGCTCTATTAGCCCATTTTTTTGTTGCAACATCAATAGCATTTCTACCTAATACATACTTGGACATTTTCTTTTTAGCTTGACTAGCAGCTAACTCACCTAACCCTTCAACAGGGTTCATTCCGAATGCAACTGTATTAAGACCTTTGCCAATCCAACCATCTGCAATTTTTCCAAAGTATGGAACCATAAGAGCATCCTCAGCTAGGTTACTAGCCCAAGTGATGGCCATATTTTGAGCAAAATCTCTATCTAAACCTTGTCTAGCTTGAGATATAGCTTCATTTAAAGATTGATCTTCTACTTGTACTTGACCATCAAGAATTTTTTCAAACAGTTTATCGTCAGTAAGTTTACTGAACTCTTCTGGTAAATCTTGTGATCTAGCTGCATTAACTACATTCTGTACAGAACTACCACTTTGGCTTAATATGTTAGATACTCTATCTCTATAGTCATCTGATACATTAGTATTAGCTTCATTCTCAGCTTGCTTATAATTAGAATATATCATCATAGCAGCATTACCAAGATCTAAAGCAATACTTAATGCTCCTGTTGCTGCACCAATAGCACCACCAGCAAGAGTACCAGCACCGGGAGCAACACTACCAGCAGCAGCACCAGTCAATGCCATAGTGCCTGCTTTTAACAGACTCTTTGTCATTACACTCTTTAATGCTGTAGTAGCATATGGAGCTATTTGCCACATCCAAGCAGAAGAAGAAGAACCTACGGCAGATGGTACAGAATATATCCATTTACTTGGTTCTGTCCATTTAAACTCACTATTCTGTTCCATAGCTCTCTGGAAACGTTCATCTACTTTATATCTAGCAATATCAGCCTCATCTGTAGCTATATCATCATATAGTTCTTGAGCTCTATCTTTATATGATTGTAATTGCTGTTCTTGCTGTGTACGTATTTCTTGAGCATTACTTAAATCAGGTGACACACCTAATGCGGTCAATCCTTCTTTTATCTGATTCAACTCATTATCTACTTCCTGTAATCGAATAGCTATGGCATCTGCCTCATTACTATCTTGAGTAGTAGATAATTGGTTAAGAAGAGAATTCTTCTCAGACATTAAATTATCATATGCAGAAAATAGGTTAAGATTGCTATTAAACTTGTCTATATTTGGTAATACTTCTCTACGTAACACACCTCTAGTATTTGACAATTGCGCTTCATTCATATCACGAAGCATTGCCTTTGCAGAATTAAACACTAATTCTGGAGTACTAAGATCATTAGAACTTTCATCTAGAGTGCTTTCTGTATCTAAATCTTTATTATAACTATCTTTGTTATAACCAGCTAAGTCCCTAAGCACCAAAGTAGGATCTACAGTAGATCCTACTCCAATACTTGAAGCATTAGAACCATCTAGATATCTTTCGTAATTTTGTTTACGAAGTCTAGTGGCTAATGATATATCTTGTATATTATTTTTACTGTCCATAGATTAATTCTTCATTATCTCCTCTGTAAGCAGCATTTAATTTAGAACCCATTTTAGTATATTGGAATTCTTCTAAGTTAGCTCTTTCCCTAGTTTGCTGATTAGTAAGTACTTGACGCATAACAGGAACCTCTACATAAATACCATCATACTGAATAGCTGCAGCATACTGAGGATCTGATAACCATCCACTACTTTGTATCTCTCTGTATGCAGCATTTTTATCACTACCAAATTTGATATTAGGTTTCTTAACAATGTCTCCAGAAGGACTAGGTAATCTACCATTTAATGTTGATAAGAACTTATTAAAGTCTTCATTTTTAATTAGCTTTTCAGGGTCAGTTTCTCCAAAGTCGTAGCCATTATCAATGAAGTATTGTACTGGAACATATGCTTTATATTCTTGAGTAAATTGCTCATCACCGGGAATACCATTTTCAATAAGTACTTTATTAGTAGGTGTAACTCCCACATTAGGAATATTACCAGCAATAAGGTCTCTTTCAAATTTAACTCGATTTGGGTTCCAGTTAGCTTCATTAACGCTTAAACCAAACTTAGAGTTGATATATTGTTCATGTGTCATCATTCCATAAACGCTATTACCAGAATAAATTGGAGTACCTGCTAATCCTCTAACCATAGAAGATTTATCAAGCATGGCATCATTAATAAAGTTTGCTTGTGATCCAATATCTGTAGATAATCTTGATACAATACCGTATGCACTCTTGTTTCTATTTAAAGGTAATTGAGTACCATTCTCATCTACTCTGTTAATATAGATATCTCTATATTTACTATCAGGAGCAAATGTCTTTTGGATTCTATCAAATTGTGAATTATAAGTCAATTTGCCTCCTCTTTCAGATGTTTGAGGTCCATACGGTCTATTCATAAGTGTAGCAGCAAGCTTTGTAGTAAATTGTACTGGAGAACCTTGAGCATTTTCTGCAGCTTTTAATTGCCTACGATACGCTTGCTCAGCAGCCATCTTAGCATACTGGTTAAGCTCTCTTGTTGGTCTAATAGTCCTGTCAATATTGGAATCAATAATTTGTTGTCTAAACCAAGATTGAGCTTCTTCATCTGTAGCCCCAGTTCTTTGTTTAAATAACTGCATATGCTTTTGTGCTTCTGGAGTACTAACAATATCATTAAAATGAGCATCTGCTACAGCTTCAATATCTTCCTTTGAATTTCCAAAGTAATCGTAACCACCTTTTGTATACAGATATCCTCTTTGCAATTTAGCATAATACGGATCGGATAACTCTCTAACATCCTTATATGCTAAAGGAGATACATCATTATAAATTCCAGAAGTAAGTGTATCGTAGTTAGCAAAATCAACTCCATGCCACATTTCATTAAATTTACCGGCAGCTGCTAACTTCTGATTCATTTCCATTCTTTGTAGCATACCCTCTCTACTTTGCTTTAAAGTAGCCAATTTATATCTATCCACATTATTGATTAAAGAATTAATCTGAGCTCTACCTTCTGGAGTTTTAAGAGAATCGATATTTTGTGCTAATTTATCAATAATGGGTTTAGCTTTACCCATTGTTTCATCATACCAAGCCTTAGTATCTTTTTCTGATGGTGATCTAAAATCAGACCATTTATCCAGAGCACCAGATAAATCTGCAATAGCTTTATCTACTCTAGCATTTGCTTCTTTACCTAGAGTATATAATTGCTGGAATGGTAGAGGAACATATGTATTTATGAACTGCGCTTCTGCAGGACGATCATATCTATTTACCATAATTATCTTTTATAATATTGTCTATTCATCTGTTGAATTAACTCTGTAGGATTACCATATGCTAAGAAATTAGCTAGATATGGATAAATCATGTTATCTCTTGCTGCTTGATTCTTCATCTGTCTGTTTACTTGAGACCATTGTCCTAATTGACTAACAGCAGCAGTACCAAAGCTTCTAGCAGCTGCTCTATTTTTAGCATTTAAATCATTTGCAAGAGTTCTACTTTGAACAAATTGCTGACCTAAGTTATTTAAGGTATTAGCATATTCACCCAAGTAAGCATTATCTGCATTTTGTTTAGTAGCATACATATTAGCATTAGCAGCATATTCATCAACAGCGGCTTGAGTTCTTGCTGCTAAATTAGAACCAGTATTAGCATTAATATTTGCTAAGTTATAATTTGAAATAGCCCTTGATCTACTGTTGGCTAATCTTGCAGGTTCTATATTCATTCTACGTCTAGCCATAGTATTAGTAATAGCACCTGTGTAAGGATTTAAAACAGTTTGTTCATACTCTGGATTACGTAAAGATTGTAAAGCATTATATACGGTAGGAGCTAATGACAACCAGTCTGGAGAATAATCAATTTTATTGTTTGTAACATCTTTTTTTTCTGGTGTAACCCATTCTGGTTCCTCGTCTACAATAGATGTTGGTATTGTTGGAACATATGATGTTTCTTCTGGAATTTTAGTACCTAGCTTATTCATATGATCTTGAATCATTTTATCAATATCAATAGTAGGTAAGTCAGGTAATTGTTTACTACTTTTTTTTGCTACTGTTTTTCCAGTTACATTACTTTTTTGATCAGTAACCTGAAGATTATGTAAATTTATTGATTCTTTTTTAGGCATAGGCAGCCAAGGTAGTCTACCAGCTGGAGTTTGTCCATTTAAAAAATTTAATTCTGGAGTAGTGGATGTTCTAGAGATATTTACATCGTACGGTGTATTCCAAAAGGTAGGTAAATCATCTAATACAGATTTATATTTTTTTGTACCATTTTCATAAGCAGGAATACCCTTCTTTTTAGGTTTAATTCCTTTTTTAGCTTTTACTTCCTCCTGTTCTGATAATAGATTATCATATGCAAAGTTAGCATTTCGTTTATTTAACATATTTGTATTATCAGCAAATATATCTTTACCTTTACTTGGCTTCGTCATTCTAGTAAGTTTTTTACCTTCTTGTGCAAAAGTTTTATTTGTTCCCGGTCTTTTAATTTTGTCAGATAATACTGACTCTAAATTAGACGCATCAATTAAATGATTATCTGTACCGGGTCTATTATTAGGAATTTGCATAATAGTTCCATCGTCCCCTCTGATAACCTCATTATTGTCTACATAGGCTAAATCAGGAAGTATACCACCATTCTCATAAGTATATGCTAACACATTATCATCCCAATATTCTGCTGTTTGATTTGCTGCAGCATTCATACCTAGTTGAGTTTTATTCATGGTTTCTTTTCTGCGCCGCATTTGTTCCATCTGTTTTTTGCGTCTTCTAGATCCAATCCAACCAAAAGCCGCTCCTAATACTCCACCAGCAGCAGCACCAATTGGCCCTCCAATACTAAAACCTGTTCCAGCTAAAGAAGCAGCACTACCTAATGTACTACCTATAGCATCACCTGTAGAACCTTCTCCTGATAAACCAGAAATGGCAGAGCCAAGAACATTAGCTCCACCAAGGTAATTAGGCAGTTGATCCATGCCAAATGCATATGCTGGTACGTTTTTCTTATTAATTTTCTTTTTCATATTATATCATTGAGTATCTATAAGCTGTACTAATATAAGGTACTTTAAATTCATTACCACCATTACAATCATACTTATAATTACAGATGAGATATTTTCCCTTCATTCTGTCCTTATAAGACTTATTAGCTAGCTGTTCTACTTCATTTAGCTTTAATGCATTACGAGGAATTGCAAATTTATAAGTATCCTCTCTGTAATCAATGTCTTCACTAGTTAATGTTTCACTAGTTTGCCTTTTCGTAGTAAATAGTATCAAATCAAAATTAGTATCTGTAGTAAAATCACCACCATATTCAACATTATCAAATGTTTTAGTTTGTGGATATTCTGCATTTACTACAAACTCTATTTCAGATACTTTCGTTTTATCAGAATCTAAATTAGCTTGTTCACCACCATTGTACTTAAATAGTTTTAATGATTTAAACAAATATAGTTTATCACTAAACTCTGCATAATAGTCTGGATTGTAGTTATAGAATGAAGTAAATACTCCTAGTTGTTCATTAAACGCTAGTGTTTTATCTCCTAGAGTAAACAGAACTTCATTGTATTTCTTATCATATACTGCAATAGGATCTTTTTTAAATAAGTCTTTATTCTTATTCAAATAAGATTGAACCCCTTTTAATTTAGATACTGTTTGTAACTGACCATTAAAACCACATATCTCATTACGTTTACTATCATACCAGTACACAGTGCTATCTGATTGAGTATTTGCTCTTAACTGGTTTGGACTTTCACCATTCATTGTAGTAAAGTAGTCATATCTGTCTAGTATACCACCAGTACCTAGAGTAAGAGCACCTGGATTATTATCAGTTATAATAGAACGTTCATTCACTGCAACTGTGCCAAAAGCGTCTGTTTGCCAGAATACTAAATTATTTTTAAACAGTTTCATATCATTAATTGGACCAAATCTAGTATCTACATCAAGATAATTAGCTACTTTAAATTTTGTCCACGAATCAGTAACTTCATTATTTGTTTTCAGTTCTGAAGATATGATACGAGTATCTGTTAATAGATTATCTATATTATAGATAGATTTAGCTACAAATTTCTTTGCATTAGGCTGAGCAGAATATGCGTCATTGTATGCATATGATGGAGTATTTTGAGTGTATAAATCTCCAACAGTTACTATATCGTCTTCTACAAAATGATTAGCATATCCATCACCAGCTTGATAAGTTCTATTTATAGATGAATCAGCATGGGTTAATGCTAAATTAATACTTGATTCACATGGTATGAACGCACCTAAAAATAATCTATTTGATTTATTATTATAATAATCATCTGTATTGTAACTAAACATACAGTTATTATAATCAAATATGTTTAGATAAGTATCGCCACCATAACACAACACTGTGGAAACACTAGATTCAGCACTAGCTCCTGTAGTAATATACACAGAATTCTGTACAGCAGAGTAGGAATTGCCACCATAAGCATTTACACTTTGTTTCATGTTGCATAATACTACTGCATTTAAATATCTAGCACTTGAAGATCCTGATGCTAAAGATATGTTAGAGATCATGTTATCACTTTTAAATATAGCACAAATTCCATGTGGACCATATTTTCTAACATTATTTGCATCAGTCTTATCTACTTCACCATCTCCTGCAGTTCTAATATTATCCCACACCCAGTTATAATAAACTTTGTCACCAATAGTCACTGCTTCAGCATTATACCAAGGCTGATCACCGTTTGTTAACCAAGGACTACTAGGACCAGCATATTTTGCACTTTCTATTGCAGCTGATTGTACACCACTTTCAACATATAGTCCATAGTATTTAGCTAACAATGCTGCATAAAAATCATCATTATTTATCACAACACATCCTCCAGATACATAGCCATTACTAGGTTGATTACCTAATGTTTTAGTTGGTTTTATCGTAGTACCATCGTACTTTATAGATCTAGCATTTGCTAATACTTTTGTAGCTCCAGCTTCTGTAATTCCCCAATCACCGTCCGCAGTAATAGGAGATGTCATAAATCCTACCTTTTCAACTGTTTGAAACTTATCAATTAATGCATCAGCATTTTCTCTGTTGACTGCTATTTCTGGAGATACAAACATGAAATAATTATTAGATTGTGTATCTGACAAGTTAAAGGTATATTGGAAATCTCCATTGTTGTGAGTCTTTGCATAGTAACCATGCTTATTTGAATAAGCTAGATATGGGAATGGTGTTAAGATATTAGAATCTCTATCATAATTTGTAATGCAACTTACTACTCCTTGAGCTAATATAGTTCTATCAGATAGAGTTCTTTCGCATCTAACTATTTCATATCTTACCACATCTGATGGTAAATTCTTTACTTCAAATTCAATGCCAAGAGGTTTAGTAACAACTGATAAATTAGATCCATAATCACTAGCCTCATTGGAAGTAAAAAACTTATAACCAGAATCTTTATTAGATGGCATTCTTATATCACCTATCCAATGTACAGGAGATGCTAAACCTTGTTTATTGTATAGTACAATACCAAATCTATAGATTTCATCCCTCATATATCCTTTTACTTTGGATTCTATTTCAGCATTAGAATAGTTTGGTATCTTATTACCAGACGATAAACTTATTGAATTTGATTTATCGTTACCTTCATAGTTAATACCTAAACTAGTAAGTGGTCTTGAAGAAGCATTGAATGTAAATTCTTCATTTATCATTCCTCTAGATGTAGTAGATGCATCTTCTAGTAAATCTGTAGTAATGAATCTATATGATACATTCTTACCTTTTCCACCTTGTATGTATCCTCCTGTTGGAGAAGTAGTGTATTTGTATGCACTGCCGTCTACATTAAATGGGCATATACAATCGTGGTCTTTAGGTATATTTGTAGTAGTTAATGCTGATAGAGCAAAGTTTAACGAAGAACCAGAGTTAGATAGCAATAATACATTACCAGAAGAATTAGCTCTAAATGCTCTAGCATCATATTCTACATCCCATGTTTCCTCAGTAAGATTAGCAGCAAATAATCTGTTATCTTTAGATTCTATTACTTCAGGTATAAATGTATAATTAGCTAATGAATTAAATTCATCAATACTTAATTCCGATACTAAGCTACCACCTTTATCTTCATAGTTTATTACAGAACCAGTTCCAATAACTATATCATCTACTATAGATATTACAGGTACCTCATTCTTTGCCTTATAGAATAAAGAGATTATTCTAAGTCTATCAAATCCAGTACTATTGTTTCTTACTTGTAACTTTATGGACTTACCAGTATTTTGTCCTTTAGAACTTCCTTTTACAGCATTGTAATTAGTTTTTTGATCTCCGTCACTCAAATGATAAAGAGGGGTAAGTGGAGATATTGCAGACTCTGTACCTCTTACTTTAAACAATTGATAACAGTACTGTATCATTCCAGATTCTAAACTACCTGTTCCAAATCCATTAAATTCAAATGGAGGTAATGTAGCCTTTGGTAGCATTACTATAGTATCCGAAGTAATAGATGAATTACTAGATATGTGATCATCATCCACATTGATTACTTTAATTTGTGAATGACCATCTGCCCAATATACTTTTACATTATTACTTGCTTCCCATCTACATACACTACTAATTGCAGCTACGTTGCTAGATGATACTTCTATATCTAAAGGTCTATTAGTTACTACTTTTGTTACAATTGGTTCCTCTTGGGATCTAGAAAAATCAATTCTATAGACATTATTGTTATTTGTACCATTAACCTTAGTAAAAACAATCGCCCAATCTCTTACTGTGGTAACGTGTATAATAGTTTCACCAGACAAATTTGAAGAAGGTCTACACATTAAGAATCCTTCTATATTTTGCATTGCTGCAAAAGAAGATCCTTCATTCGTTAGTATACGAATGTTCTCTGCATATATATATTGATTATCCTTTAACACAGAATAATCTACGTCCATATTAAGACCACCAGAGAATGTATTTGTTTGTCTTCTTGCACTCATAATTAATTGGCATTATATATATGTTGTCTAGAACCAGTATGACTATAAAACGTATTATGATCAAGAAATTCTGTATGTATCTTGTTCCATGTATTTTTAATAGACTCTAATTCATCTTCATTAGGTAGCATAGCTTCTGCATATGCTTGCTTACAGTAGAAGTTCCAAGAATTACGCATATCATAATATATACGTTGATTCATTTCCCCTCTTATATACTTTTGAAATCCTATCTTTTGTGCAATGTACCAGTAAATTGCTTCCATATATGAAGCACTATCTGGAATTAATGGATAACCATCTTCATCAGTAGGTATAGCACTATATGATAATTTTAGATATCCACATGGTGCATTTGTCATTATATAACCGGGTTTAATACTATACTGTAAATCCCAATTAGGATTAGTACTTGTATTACCTCTCATATAATCTAGGTTAATGGTATGCTTATTTATTAAGTTCCTAAGTATTGTCTTCATGTTTTTATTAGTATTTAGCATTTCTAGAGCTTCGGTTTTATCAATATTACCGTATAGATCTACAACTAGATTTACTAATACTTCATCCTTAACCCATATTTCGGGTTTCTCACAATCACAGCATTCATCACATCCCCAAGCAGCAAATGAACCTGTAGCTTTCCTCATAGGAAACCAAGGCCCATCACAATTAAAAGAATATGCAACTTGATGTAATTTATGTAGGTTACAAGGTAACTGTGCTTGATGACAGTGTATTTTGATAATTGGGGCACCTTCTACACCTGAAACAATGTGTTCAAACTGTTGTACTGCACCAATTTTTTCAATACCTTCAGCAGCCCACTCTCTAAAATCAGAAATCTTAATTTCATCTTCCTCTAACCCTAGATCTGCTATTACTTTGGCTATCACAGTTTTGATTGATGTTAATTTCGTTATCATAAAATTTACAGTTCTAAGTAATCTCTTTCCTTATTTTTAATAATTTGGGCTAGCCGCCTCTTATTATCTCTAGTCATTACTAATTGATACATAGTCTTATTTGATGTAAGCATATTATGCTTATTCCAATAAAATCTATATTTATAGAAGTTTGAATGTTCATTTAAGTGATATACCATTTTACCTAGCTTCTTTGATTCAGCATAATCTATTCTAAGACTCTTTCCAGAATACTCTTTAGGCTTATGTTTAATTACACTTAAAGTGCCTAATCTACATGGTAGCTTTATTTCTTTACCATTCTCTATTAGTTCATCTCTCAAGTATTTGAAGTAATCATTAATTACTCCTCTAAACGTTTTATAATCTACTTGATATAATGGGTTATCTTCTATGTAATCACAGTAGCTAGTATAAAAATCTTTTCCAGTATATGACTTAGTTTCCATTCATTATTGTTTTACATCGTTAGTACTATTATTTGTATTATCAGTAGGTACAGTTAACATTATATTTAGTTCTTTGCTAAATATTAAGTTCTTCAAAGTAGGAATCATATTAGCAGGGATAGGATATGGACTATCATAATCATAACAATCTGCTGCTTTTGTAGGGTCTTCTAATATGCCTTCTATTTCTACATACTCTAGAAAACCAGGCCCATTTAAATATAAATGGTTATTCTTTAAGAAAGCAATATAATCATTACATGTGTATTTTCTACTTGTCTGATATTTAGCTTTTGTTTCATTACCAACCTGAATCAGATTACCATGCATATCTTTAACTGCTACTAGACCAGTGCCAAAATGCAAATCTATAAATTTAGGTAATTCTTTATCTGATATATAATGGAACCCATTAGGTACTCCACATGTACTTACTTTGGATATATGCAATGGTCCTAATGTCTGTATATAGCTAGGATTAATATCTCGACCTTTATCTAAATCTTGCTTAATTAAATAGGCCCTATATTGATGAATCCACTGTTCTACCTGTATACGTGATAGATTCTCACTCTCAGATAGATTACTATCTCTGTAAGTGAGAAATATATCATCTATTATTGTATTTAGTGAATTAAATATCATAATTAATCTAATAAACTTTTTACAGTTATTGTTATTTTTTCTTTATTATTTGTAGCTTCCTCAAGTAAGGACATTAGTTCATCGAAGGCTATTCTAGAATTACCTACCCAATCTTCTTTCTCACCATCCCAAGTACCTACAAGAATACATCCCTCTGTATCTTTAGAACTATTACCAGTATGAATTCTAATACCACTAAAGTTAGGTACATTAAGGATTTCTGGTAATATTTTCTTGAATCTTGGAGAGTGTGTTAATTTAACCTCATACATACCTTCAGGTATTGCAGTTTTACCATAAACCTTTTCTCCTTCTGGTCTTACTCTATCTTCGAGGGTGTCACACAAATATTTATCATTGACTAGTAGCTCTCCAATAGTTGCAGAGCTACCAAGAAAGATTCTATTTAATTTTAATTCCATTATGCAGCAGGTGTTTCTAATGCAGCAACTCTAGCTTCCAAACTTTCAAGATCCTCACTTAGAGTGGTTAATCTAAGGTTCAAAGCTGAAATCAATTCTCTTACTTCACTATCATTATAGTTCTGAAGACTAGCAAGTTTATTTTTCTCTTGTGTAGTATAATCTTCAGTAGATAGTCCTTTACCTTCAACTTTATCTTCTTTGTTTTGTTCTAAATCCGCTATCTGTTGCTTTATCTGAGAAATGTCTTCAGTAGCTTTATTGTTAACTAAAATCCATTTAGTACCATTAAAATACTTTAAATCCCCACCATTTGGATTAGATGATAGATCTGCCCAATATTTAACAGATGCAGGATTAGGTTGAATTGTACTAGCTAGAATGTCGTATTTATTATTATAAAGTGTACTCATATTATTTTAAAATAAAAAAGGTTGACTAAATAGCCAACCTTTGTGTTTTAGATTTCATTTTCTTTTTCCTCAGTAGGAGGATCGATATTGTTTTCTTCCGGACGAACAGTAGAAATATTTTGTAAAAGTTGTTTAAGCTCTTTCACTTCAGCTCTCAATTCATCAAGTTCTTTGAAATCTTTTGTCACATTGGTTGTTATGTCCGAATTTACATTAAGTATTTTTAAGATGTCTTCACATCTCCTCATCTCCTCATCAATCTTACTTAAGCTCTCTTTCTTGATTCTACAATCCTCTAGAGATTGTCTAACCATATTAATAATTTGTGATTTTTCTGTGGCTATAGTAAGACCAATGTTTGAATCGGTCATCATTGTTTTATCTTCAGATACTGACAGTTTTCTTTGTTCACCATCACACGAAATCACTAGATCCACGAGCTTACGCCTATTTTGCATAGGCATCGGAAATTGTGTCGGTGGCATTGGTTCGTCATAGGGTTTTGATACACTGACTACCGTTCCTAAACTGTACGTTGTGTTCTTTTTAAAAGTACCTGTTATTTAGAAATATCTAACAGATGTGTTACGAGTTTCTCTTGTACTACGCAAGCCACGATCACGCATTTCTCTTTCACGTTCCATGCGTTCACGATCATCTTCTCTGTAACGTTTGCTATCACGATCTAATTCTTCTCTATCATATCTAGAGTAAGGATATTGATAGCTTCTAGCCTCATAGTCATACCCTCTTTCTCTACCCATACGATGTTCATACTCTGGACTACGATAGCTATGACTACCATGCATACGTTCATATGCTTTATAATCATTTTCATCATCGTCACACATTAGATAAACATAATAGTGCCACATCTTGCCTTCGTCAATGTCTTTGTCACATAGCCAAGCTTTTGCCAATTCTGCGAAGTGTTTGGTATTTGCGCTGCCAGTCATAGCAACGACTGCTTTGTAATAATCTGAATAGATCATATTCATGGCAACATACCAATCCCATTTGTTATGTTTTTCAGATTTTAAATTTATGCCCATTTGATTGGCAACGGACGTTGTCTCTTCAACCGTCCAATGAGGACCTTTTGTACCATCCTCATTCTCCATACCCTCTACAGCATAGCGAGCATGTTCCTCATCAAAGTGAGGGCCATTAATAGCTTCATACATATTTGCAGCCAATTCTGACTTCAAAATAGTGAAACCTTTCTCCAGTAAGCTACCCTCATGCTTCTCTAAAGCAGTAGATAATTTATCTATAGCCTCTGATGGAGATTGATGGCGTTTGATTTGTTCTAATATTTTGTTCAAATGCATAGTTTCAATTTATTTATTGATTAATACTAAATTGAAATATTTTGCAATTATTTTGATATTTTGATAACCCTTGTATCTGTTACTTGTATTAAAGGGTTTGAATTAACTATTTGATAATGAGGAATTATATCCTTCTTAAAATTTAAAGTAAATAAGCGTCTAAAGAAACCTTTTTTACGCCATACTTTCTCTTCATATATAAATAGATCTTGACGATTCTTTATATCCAGCACATGTGTGATCATGCTGTCTATTCTTTCTATTTTGATAGTTGTCAATTGATTTGGCTTTAACTCTACTGTAAAATTCCTGTCTACTGGAATCTCTTGAGTTATTGTATCCGAAATAATAGTTTCTACTGATGCGACTTCCTTTAATTTCTTATCTTTTATTTTAAGTTCTTTAGATTGTTTTCTTAGTTCTTGCACTAAACTATCTTCAGAATGTTTGAAGTCATCTACAGTTAATTGTAATACTTTGTTTTGTTTCTCCATTCCTGAGAGAGCACTCTCATAGTAATGTAAATTCACAGAAGCTCTAGCTAACGCATTATCTAGATTATCTACTTTTTTATTTAGTCTGTAATTATCAAAACCTAAAACTGCTATCAATAGTACAGCACCTAATTTTATGTAATGTATAAAATTCACTATTTAATCTTTTTAACTAGTTTTCTTATCTTAGGTAAATCTTCTTTATCTATAGTAATATCAAGATACTTTTCACCTTTTTTACGTATAAACTTATTTAGAAGTTTCCAAGGTCCATCTGGATATAATGTAGCCAAGTTTTCTATGACTGACCATAGTTCTACTCCAGCAATAAGTCCTGCAAAGAATTCTACTAGATGAGCATCTATGGATATTAATATACTAGCATCTATTTGATTTGCAAACCATATAATAGCACCACACCAACCAAATTTGCGTAAGGTTTTCCATAGTCTTCTTGATTCAAACTTTTTTTGATTTTTAAATGCTATCTTACCACCTAAATACGCATCTACTAATATTATTAATAATAAGATAAATAGAACTGTCCATAAGGGTGTAAAACTACCTGCCACCCAACTAAATGCTCCCGTTAATAAGCAAGAGATAAATTTGGCTGGGCCATCATTAAATAGTTCTTTAAAGTAGTTCATACTAGATACTCCTTGGGACAATAAAAAATATTGATGAATTTTATTTAACATAATAGATTGATATGAAAGGAAAACAAAAACGCTAACCAAATTTTACTTTAGTTAGCGTTTGGTATTTTTTGATATGAGAATTGACGCTATAACGTCTTTAGTCATCAAAAGTTCTTCTATATAAATTGACACTATCCTAAGTAATAGCGGTTATTTGTCCACTATTTAATTCCTCTTGTATTTGTTCATAAGCAACAAAATCTGAATCTACTTGCTCTTTTAATTGCTTTCTCTTTTGTAGGAAATCTTTATATATGTCTATATAACTTTCATCTAATATCCCCAATAAGGCAGCATTATAGTCATTCAGTTTCTTTGCTTCAACATCTGTACCCCATAATTCATTAATACATGTTTCTAATATCTTATTAGCAGTTAATGTAGGCCATACAATCACTTCATAATAAGAATAACCAATATATTCATCTCTTTGTTCCGTTTGTATATCCCATCTATATAAATAGTAACCATTACTATCTCTTTCTATTGTACTGGGTATTTTATCACTATATATTCTATTCATATTATTCTGTAGTTGTAGTTATTTCAGTTGATTTATATTTTGGGAAAAAGCAAAGGCGAGACCCGATGTTACGATTCGCAGCGGAAGGCGCATTAGACGTAGTCACGCCAGCGAGGCCCGCATTCGACCCGTTGTCCGCACCACAGCCAACCAGCACCACCTGCATGCGGTTAGCCGATGTGTAGGTGTAGTAGTAGTCGCACCAGTAGGTAGAACTACTACCGCCGATCTCCGTAGCTACGATATCACCATCCTCACCTAGGAGCATCTTCTTGGCATAACCATTGGTACGGCAGATGTTGCCTTTCTTGTTATAGCCTGTGTAAGAGGTATCGCTGAAGTTCGACGGGTCATCGGTAGTCCATAGGATAGACAATCCGGAATCACCCGTGGTGACTTGTATGTTGGCCCCATCGGTGTATTTCCAGATATGGCCGAACGGGTTCTCTATGCAATTGCATATTACCTACTCTAACCCCATCAGGACTAGATGATGCAGTATCCCATTCAACACCATATGCATATCTTTCTTCTAGATCTGGTATATTTACTACAGACCATACACCATTTTGTCTAGCATACTGTGAACCATCTTTAGGTGCTTCTTCTACTAGTTCCTGACCATGATCACTACTTAAGTATGGTATTTTAACCCATTCTCCATTATATTTTACTTTAATTACCATAACTAGTTATTAAATATTTGTTTGCCAATTGTTTTAGCTTCTGTTCTAAGCATTTGAAAAGATTGCCATTCATCAAACCTAGATGGTGGTTGACTACCACTAAGTAATTGTTCGACCATGTTAGATTTTAATGCTGCTTCCTCATCTGCACTATACTTTGTTCTAATGATTTTACTTACAAAAGAATCGTAGGTTGGTTCTTCATTGAATTTTAATTCATAATAAGCATAACCATGTATATCTTCAGAATTAACTTCTTCAATATCCCATCTAACTGCCCATTCATTCATTCCTAGGTATTCTATTACTTTAGGTATATTATCACCCTGTACTTTCTTTAATTCCATCATCACTTAATAATTTTTGTCTATAATCTTTAAAATTATAAGATCTCGTAAAGCGATACCATAAATTATGACAGTTTCCATATTTACACCATCCCCAATAAGCTGCTAGTGATGCTAGCCTCTTATTCTTACTTTTATAACTTAATTTATGAATAAACTTCTTTTTGATATCTTTCCTGAGTAAAGTATGATCATGGCAAAATACATAACCAATAAAATCTATACCTCTTGCTTCTACAGGAAATATCTGCCAATTACGTTTTATTTTTAATTTCAAGTTATCAGCTAGATATTTTTCAATCTCTTGTAAGCAATATCTTAAGTAATCTTTATCTGGGTGTAATATAACAATATCATCACAATACCTGTAATAATATTTTATTTTTAATACTTGTTTAATCCACCTATCGAACCAAGTCAAATTCAAATTTGCTGCAAATTGAGATATGTAATTTCCAATCGGTAAACCTTTTGGTGTAGAATAAACTACATGATGTAATAATCTTAATAGTTTCTTGTCCTTAAATATCTTTTCAAATTGTGAGTATAACACATCTTGATCTATAGAAGGAAAGAACTTTTTAATATCTAATTTTAAACAATATTTTGTGCCTTCTTTATCAGCTTTTAAATCTCTTTTTAATCTCTTTACTCCATAATGAATACCTCTTCCTTTTAAACAGTTAAAGGTATCTGCAGTAAATCTACTAACAAGGTAAGGTTCTATAACATTCATTATAGCATGATGGACTATTCTGTCTGGATAATACGGTAGCCTATACATTTCTCTTTCTTTGTTACCACGATCGGCGATGATTGTATATACGCAGTATTCCGAAGTACGATACGTATCTTCTATTAATGCCTTTTGTAACCGGACCAGATTTTCATATGGATTCCTGTCAAATTTCTTAACGCCGTATCTTTTAGTTTTACCTAATCTTGCCTTTTTGTCGGCCCGGACCAGATTTTCATATGATATTATCCTATTAAATAAATTGCCTATTCTTTTCATAAGCTATTTTGGTGGTAAGACCCGTTCGCACAATACTACTAAGGTCTCTTCAAAGCACCTGTTATCTTTTACCTAGAGGTAAGGCTGATCTAAGTTCAACAAACATTTATGTAAGTATCTGAAAGTATCTGTTAGTTCCAAAATTTCACTGATATTCGTCTATGAATTCGAGGATGCATTATTAGCATTAGCTATGAAGACTCTGCATTGAGAACCATTATCTGAATTACCTGACTGTTTTTTCAAGTATGAAATAATGTGACAGCAGTCTTACTATAAAGTCATCTCATAGTAATTCTTTTAGATCCCGCCCTTGTTATTAATATTTAATTATCTATATTACTCAGGACTATGCCTGCATTTTCTTAAATGTATCTGAATCAACTACAACAATCTTACCATAAAAGGCTAATCTTGCACCGAAATCCGGCCATGAAGACGAGGAGGCATAATTAGCAAGTGCTAAGAAGACCCCGCATCGAGAACCATAATCCGAAGTACCCGACCGTAGAAAGATTCTATTTCCTGTTGGATTAAACCAACTATAATCGGAATAGTAAGTAGTTTCAGATCCACCATGTGCTGTAGGAACTACATCACCATATTTACCTTGAGCTACGGCTTTAGTCCATCCATTATATCCAGCAGTTGCAGCTGGATTAGGTTCATATCCTACAACTCTGATATTAGTAGCACCTGCTGCTTCAAGCTCTGCTACATCCTTATCTGGGAATGAACCTCCGTCATATACAACGTATTTACCTTTTAAAATGTTTATTCCTTGTACAAACTCCCACTTACTGTAATAGCAGTCTTCAAGTCCTAAGAAGTTAGTTGAGTAATATCCTGTATCTTCTACAACTGCAGCTTTACCGTCTTTATTACCAAGAGCTATTGTCCCACCAGTCTTACCGTAGTCATATCTCTTAGTACCTCCTGAACAAGGAATAGCACTATTACTTGTACTAATGTTAGTAGTCTTATAGTAAGCACAAAACATTCTTGCTATAGTAGCATGAGATCTATAATCACCAATACCCCATAAAGATCCATGTGTTTTAGCTGCTGTAACAAACTCAGCCATTGTTTTTGAAGCTGCACTTGTCTGTGAAGCTGTACTTATCAACATACCTTCTATGTTTATCGATCCTTCAAATGAAGCTAATAACATTTCAGGTTCTTCAATGTAATTACTATCTATTTGCTGTTCAGATATATAGGTTCTCCAAATGCCAGGGCTTCTCTCTATAGTTTTGTGATAGTATTTTGGAAAATAAACCATTCTATTTTGATGGTTGTTCATAATTGTAATGTTTGTACTATCTGGCCATTTAGAACTATCCTCTTCATTACAATAACTAATTAATGCAGCATCATCACCACTAGGCATAGCGATGCATCTCTTAAACTTACTTCTTAATGATTCAATTACATTTCTATTACCACCTGTTGCACATGTTGTGGATGAATTGTTTTCATCATTTTCATACCAGTATGCTAGAGTATCTTCTAGATTAGAAGTATCTACTAATGTTTTATAATACCAGGTTCCATTATAAGAACCGAATAATATGGAGCTTTTATTAATTAAATTTACTTGACCTGAACAATATTTTGGTAATCCTGTTGTGTTATCTTTTCCATCATTCGCATAAAGATTCAAAACACACCACCCCGAAACAGCAGGAGTAATTTCTCCTTGTAGCAATACATGGGAAGTTTCACCAGTATAATTGTTTATTGCCCATTTACATAATGCAATCAAAAAATCCTCTGTCGGATAGCCAACTGTCTCATAATCTGATCTTAATAAACCCTGACTTATTAAATCAGTTATTTTTGGAAAATTAATATATAATGCAAGATTACCATTTTTATATCCAGCATGATACCCATCTAACAAATCAGCATCCAAACCACTACCTGTACCATCATTACCAGCGTGCCATACTTTATTATTCTTATAAGTAAATGCATCTTTAGATACAGTAAGATTATTAGCACTATCCCAAGGACTATTATCCCATCCTACATAAGCATTATAAGCTCTATATATAGATCCGTTTCCAGTAGAAAACATTCCAATTCCACCAATATAACCAGTTTTATCAAAGTTTCTAAAAAATAAACCTTTTGCATTAGCACTGGTTTTAGAAGTCTCTAATTTTAATCCATCTAAAGAAACTTCAGTATTGTATCCAGCAGCCGTTATATTAAGAGCACCTGTCATGGTATCTCCTGCCTTTTTGACATATCTGGCATCGCTAGCATCTTGAGTCATTGCAGTAATACCTTTAGCAAATGCAATCTTAGTACCATTCTTAGTAGCTGTAGTAATTACATTACCTGTACCAGTTACTTCAATTGTCTCAAGTTTGTTTGCTTTTATGTTAGCATCAGTTTGATCCTTAGTATAATATCTAGTATCATGAGTATGAGTGGTTACTTCACCTATTAATACAGCTTCAATGGCTGCTTTACTAAGTTCAGCATCTTTACCGGGTTCTCCTTGAGGTCCTTGGAATCTACCCATGTTAACCCATTCTGTACCATTCCAGAAGTATAAGTCTGTACCAACAATATAAGAATCACTAAGCTGTGGGTCTACAATGTCATTTAAATCTTCTGGACTATCAAGACTACCTTTCAAGATGATACCTGAAGATGGCCAACCTGTATTTACATATACGTCGTTAACTTCATCCCAAAGATACCAATATCCATCCTCTCCTACTTTGGGTGGATTGTCTGCATATTCTTTGGCCCTTGCTGCTTGAGTGTTGGCATTGTTAGCAGCAGTAGTAGCATTTGTAGTAGCCTGTTGTGCAGCTGTTTTAGCCTCATTTACGGCAGTTATAGCATCAGCTGTATTCTTTTCCCTTGCAGCCTCTTGAGTCTCTCTAATCGCTTCATTTGCCTGTCTAGTGGCTTCATTTGCTATCCTTTCCTGTTCTGCTGTATCACGAGTAGTTTCAGCTGCTATTCTAGCATCTTCATTATCTACACGTTCTGTTTCAGCTGCAACTCTTCCTTCTTCAGAACTGATTCTTTTTGTTTCTTCCTCAATCCTTTTCTGCTCATTTGTGTTACGTTCAGCTTCAGCAGAAGTTCTTAATGTCTCTGCACTAGCTCTAGAACTTTCAGCAGATACACGATTAGCTTCATTAGTCTTACGAATCTCCTCCTCAGACTTTCTAGAGTTCTCTGCAGCAATACGCTCATTCTCAGCAGTTACCCTTTTAGTCTCTTCTGCTTTCCTACTATCTTCATTGGAGATACGTGTATTTTCATTGCTTACTCTGGTATTCTCAGCATTAACTCTACCTTGTTCTGCAGTAACACGTAATGCTTCTGCTTCCTTAACAGCTTGCTCAGTAGCTTCTACTTGAGCTTTAGCATCCAAAGCCTCTGCTGCTGCATCTAATGCAGGTTGTTTTAATGATTGAACCCACTCTGCTTCAGTACCTACAAAACCATGTTTTACTGCAACTTCATACGCTGACCAACCTTGAATACCTTGCATACCAGATAAGTCAACAATAAACTTCCAGCCTTCTTGAGTCTTTAAGTAAACTTTAGCATCATCAGGATCTTCTACATCATTAGTATTAATAAGTACATACTCACCTAACTTTACATCTGCAGTACCCCAATCAGCTTCCATTGCTTCAACTGAAGGATATTCCTTCTTGTAAGTGAAAGCATCACCAATAGCAGCTATACCAGTATTAACATATTGTTTAGTATCATAGTCATAGATCCACCAATCACCATCTACGATCTTTGGTGGATTACTAGCGATCTCTTCAGCTTTATCAGTAGCAGCGATAGCATCATCAACTATACCCTCAATTTCTTCTACAGCTTGATTGGCTTTATCTGCAGCTTCATTTGCTTTATTAGCTGCATCTAGTGCTGCAACTGCTGCATCTTCAGATGCTTTACTTAGGCTATCAATCCAATCTTGTTCACTACCTTCGAAACCTAATTTAACTGCAATATCATAAGCACTAAGACCACGAGCTTCTATACCTGTATCTACATATACTTTGTTGATAGGATCATAAGTAAACCAATGATCATTCTCACCTATATATGGAGTCTCTGCAGTAGCTTTTACTCCAGTATCTCTATTGTCTACCCACCAGTTGCCATTAGAACCAATAAATGGTGGTACATAGTCATCTTTACTTACATCAAAGAGTACAATCCATTTTTCTATATCGTGATTGTAAACTTTAATTATTCTACCTTTTGAATCTGCTCCCAAGTCAACCCAGTACCCAACCTGATCTGGATTGGGTACGGTTATACTTGCGAACCATTCATAATATACATTATTCTTAATCATATTAAACTATATATGGATTTTCCTCTTTTATTGTTTGTATTGCTTCTAACCACTTGTTATAGTACTCAGTAGCTTTCTCATCATTACCTAATGCTGTATTTTTTACATACCCCATATAAAGAGGGTCTGCAACACTTTTATAATCCTTTTCTCTATTTTTCTCTATCTCGATATTTTTATTAATTTTTATATCTTCTATTTCTTCCTGAGTAAGAGGAAGCATGTAAAAAAGATGATATAAATCATAATCTTTATGAGAATTATAGAATTCAATTTGTTCTAATGATGCTGGCATCATTTTACCTTCTAGGATATCATCATAACTAGTTGCAATATTTTCAGGAAGAATACTTTCATACCATTCTTTTGTACCTATTGTCATTCCTCCTGCAAAAAATACATAATATTGTTCGTTTTCCATAATAAGTGTTTTATTGATAAGCTAAAAATATAATATCTACTGCATCATTTCCTTTCAACCCAGGTCTATGACTTTTATTATCTGTGTCTATAAATATAATATCGCAAGAATTTGAAGATCTACTAGTTACTCCTGTAGAACCAACAAAAGCACCAACAGTAGATCTTTTACTGCCTATAGCATATGCTATATAATTAGTATTTCCAATGTTATGGTTTACTCGTATAGTACCCTCGTTTACATTTAAAATACTGGATACTTTTTTTCCACCAACTGTATACACGTTTTGTATTGATGAATTAGTACCACTATAATAGCAAATACAAACAACGCCAGGGCCAAACCAAGAACCACGATAGGCTTCATCTACTGTAATTTTTTTACAAGATAGAGTACCTGTTATAGTAGCATTATTTGCTACCATAGAGCCATCTTGATAGACTCTAAAAGGAGCCCAAAATCTATTTCCTTGTGAAGTACCATCATCAAATGGTTTACCTGCCCATATTCGTACTTCTCCACTACTATTTCCATAACCTGAAATACCTGCAGTAGCTCTACCATTACTATCCATTGGGCCTAAAGTAATGATACCTCCTTTGAACATATTTATTTTACCTTTATTATAACGAGTTTGCCCATTAACAGTAGTAATACTTGCTAGTAGATCATCATCCCCAATAGCTATCACTTGTGCAGTAGAACCTGCGTCATTACCAGGATCTAATACAACGCATTTATTAGCAGAATATATAACACCAGTTGGGTCAAAATTCCAACCTGCTATAGTAGCAGTTTGTGCTAATAATAAATCTGTTGCAACCATTTCAAAAGAAGACATTACCTTAAATCCGCTAATTTTATTAGTAGAACCTTTACTTTTTACAATGTAGTATTGACCATTATATTTAACAACATCTCTTCTATCTTCATCCCAGTAATAAGTTTTACTACTGCTAAACTCTCCTCTTAATGTTAATGCCGGTCCTGCTGGGCCTGTTTCACCTTGTGCTGGTCTACCTTGTACCCAGCCAAGAGAGGAATCATAATAATACCAATATCCATTCAAAATGTACGGAGAATGCCCATCATTACCATCAGCTCCATCAGCTCCATTAGCTCCGTCTTTACCGGAGAATTTAACTGGTTCTGTCCATCTATAAGATGTATTTGGTATTAGATCTATAGAATTAGTATTTGGATTATAAGTACCTTTACTTGACCAAGTAGTATAGCTACTTAGATAATGTGCATCTAATGACCAGTTGTATGCGCCTGTTGCAGTAGGTAATGTGGTAAACGTTGGCCTAGAAGGTGTACTATTACTACAGATATAAATAGTAACTTCTTGTTTACCGTTTTGACCAGTAATTCCCTGTTTACTCTTGGATATTACAAAATCTACTGTGTCTACTTTTGTATTTGATCCTTTTACAGTTGTATAAAAATCTATTTTATATACTAAAGCATCTGAAGTAAACGCAGAAAGTTTATCTGTAGGATAGCTTAATTCTTTTGTACTACTATTATAATTTAAAGATGGACCTGTTCCATAGTAAGGGGTTCCATAACCTTGCAATGTATAATTGGTTACTTCCTCATTACCATATCTTAATTTACTAGTTGTAGTTGCTACTCTAGCGGCATCAGCAGTGAAGTTACCGTTCTCATCAGTTACAATAGAACAGTTTTCATTTTGTAACGAACCACGATAAACATTTTCTCCATCTCTTACTTTGTTAATAGTTATGAAATCATAAAATTCGTTACCAACTGAATCTGTAACTACACACTTGAAAGTGACTTCATCAGCAATGTTCATCCATGCAGAGTTATATTGTACTCGTAATGTTGGACCTACTTCGTTCTGAATTAAATTCCAACTGTGTTTACCAGCTTCACTATAATACCACTTATAAGTTGCACCATTAACATTTGTAGTAGATGTTGAAATATCTATATAAGTTGGATTTGGTACAGTTTCACCACTCTTGTAATGAAAATATTGTTCGCCAGTCATTGTCATATACATAGCATCTTCACCATTGAACCCATTTTCACCATCTTTTGTAGTACCTATATACCATACTTTATCAATACTGTACCCATCTTCCAAAGTAACACCAATGGTTATTTCTGCAGTGGTAGAGTTTAAAGTATCTAAATACACCCTATTAGATGCTAAATCGACATGAGCTGTAGCAGTTCCTTTTACAGACTTAATTGTCATATTTTTGATACTTATTGCATTTATACCATGATATGCCATAACATCTGTATATATCTCACTTATTACTATTTTTGGATTACCAGATTCGTCATAAGGAATCACGGCGGTACCATTACTTAAGTCTACATAATAAGCATCTGCCCCTTCAGCGCCATTAAACAATTTCGCAAGCTGTACATCATCATAATACTCACCACCATCTGAATTAGTTACTGTACATCTTAATGATAATGTCCTTTGACCCTTATTTAATGAAGTGTAAAATACCTCTAATGAACTATAAGTTCCCATAGTTACTCCGGTATCTAATCTTGTCCATTTAAAAGATGGATTAGTCATACCATGCACATTTGCCATGAGACTTATAGTAGATGGAGTTGGTGTTCCACTATCGTCAGGTGTTTCATATAAGAATAGTCTGTCACCAGTAATTTCTACCCATTTAGCAACATCATCACTTGGAGTACCTGCTTCACCTTTTGATACTTGTTTCTGCCAATCATCTTCTTCATCTTTTGGTTCTGCTGTAGTGCCATCTGGTTTCATGCAAATCCATAAACTACCATTATGACTTACTTGATCGTAATAATAGTAAGTATTACCAGAAACCCAAAGGCCTTTATATACAGGTACTCTAACGATTCCTGTATTAGAAGTTTGATAAATTGTACCTACAAATTTAGTTTGTTCTCCACCAATTACAACTCTTTCCCTTACTACACCAGCTACAGGATCATCTGCCAGAGTAAACTCGTCAATACCTTTGTAGAATGTCAATCTAGGAGCATTCATACCTTTAGCACTAATATAGATCGCATTACGACGCTCATCCATTTGTAAGTTATAATCTGGATCAGCTTCATACATGTGCCCTAACTGAAGTATAGTATCTCCTTCTCCTGGCTCTGAGCTATTTGGTTCACATACATCCTTTGATAATACAATATAATCTCTTCCAACTTCATTAACTTTACGCCAATATCTTTTAACATTTTTACCATCAAACTGTTGGCATATTGCCATATCGTTAACTACAAATTCATTGTACTTAGTTCCATCTTCTGTATCAAAATAGCATTTGTATCCATCAGCAAGTGTTTCTACTTTAGTACATTTCATGTCTCCTAAAGTAACTAACAAATCTCCTCCGACAGCCTTTATCTCATTTACTGTAAGTTCATTAACTGTCATGTTACCTCTTACAAATAAATTATCAAGCTCTAAATTCCATTTAGTTCCAAAAGGATACAAACTAGCGCCTTGTCCATCCCAACCAGATCTAAATATTGTTCCACCCTGTAAACCATTTTTAAAGTCTATTCTACCTTCTGCAGTATCCCCATATTTATTTAAAAAGGTCTTTTCAGTTTTTAAAGAAGTATACAATGTACCATCAGAAGGTTGAGTTGTTTCTGTTGATTTAATTACAGGTAAAGAACCAGAACTGCTAGCTACTGCTTCTACTTGATTTTCAAGTTTAGACAATGCTTGATTTAATGTATCAGATGTAGCCAACGGAGATGCATCATTCGCTTTATAATAACCAGATAAAGGAAATATTGTAGCAGTACTTTGGGTATGATAACCCGGAGCAGATCCACTACCACCCCCATTTGCAATAAGTTCAGATAATGCTGTAATAGTATTTTCAGCTACTGTGAGTCTATTGAGAGCATCCTGTAATTGTTGTAATGTAGATCTATTATCAATATCATCTATCCATTCTTGCATAGTACCACCAATCTCTGACATATCGGTGTCATGCTTAGTATCTAAAGTAATGATCTTATTATTCAATACATCATAGTAACTAGTGATAGCACTATTAAGATTAGTAGTTACACTAGTATCTCCTTCTACTATCTTATTACTAAGATCTTTATAATTATCATTTACTTTAGTATCTAGTATTTCAACATCTTCTTCTACAGCATCTACTCTCTCATTAGTAGCAAATGTACCTGATAGTGATGTAGTAAAGCTTCCACTAGTAATATTTTTATTACTACCATCTTGTACAAGGGTAATGAGGTCTTGCTCTTGCAGTTTAGTTGTTAGTTCAAATTGTGATATCTTTTTATTCATATTACTCTTGGATTATATGTTCTTCAATTTCTGTAAGAATACAATCATTATCAATGTCTTGTATTTCATAGAAATTTATTTGTTTCTTTAAACAGTTAATGTACCCACCAATCTTAATCAAATCTTCCTGAGTAAAAGGAAAATCTGGATCATTTTTCTTTAAGTCAGATTCAAGTTGATTATATATAACTTCTAAATGAGGAATAAGTACGATATTAGTAACAGATGTATTATCAATATCAACATTCATTTTGGTAGAATCATTAATCTGTTTACCTACCTTATTTACATATTGTGCATGATCCATTACTACAGTTTTTACAAGTATTACAATTTATTGTACAATTACAGGTTCTCATACCAAGTAGGTTTAACATTTCTTTATAATACATATCAGCATCTTCTGTTAAACCTAATTTCGTTGCATTGTCATATAATTCCTTCTTAAATAAGAACATCATAATACGCTCTTTCATTTTGTTATCAAGACAATTATGACAATATCTAGTAAGTAATTTTACTTCCGCTAAATATAATGATTCTTCCATATTTTTTAAAATAAAAAAGGGAGCATGGGGGAATACCCCAAGCCCCCTTGTGAGTTAATAAGTTTAAAAGTTAGGCCTTAGCAACAAATGCTTTCAATGCTGTTTCAAAAGCAGAACCAGAAATTTCATCTTTATTAACATAAATCTCTGCAGATAGCGGAGTAGTTTTGATGTACTGATTATCGTTGCTTAAATACAAGTTATCCCACTCTAAAGTAAGAGTATCATATTCTGCACTCAGATCTGATCTGAATTCAGGAGCAATATACGGATAAATAGCATTAGCACGGTACTGAATACCTTCGTAACCAAGATTCCAATTCTCACGATCTCTTACAATATAAGCATTACCACGACCCGGAGTACCCTGAGTCTTAGCAATCGTCAAATTAGAAATAGGATACATTACATTGCTCAACAAACCAGAAGGAATCGTTTTCCACATGAAAACATCCATAGATACTTGGCAATAACCAGCATCTAAAGTAATTCCCTGATTGTACGGAATTTCCTTTGCAGTTAATGTTAATACTGCAGCAGAACTAGTAGCTACTACTCTGGCCTGTTTATGGTTATTGATCTTATTCTTGAAAGAAGTAATCAAATCTGTTGCATTAGTAGTTTTAGCAATTACCTCATAAGTATGAGTAAACTGACCCGGAGCTTCATGAATGTCATTGTAAACAATGCGCAATACATAGCGATGTCCTACTTCAGGAGTAACATCAGTTGCAGTAATTACTACTTTATCTTCAGCTTTAGCAACAAACTCAGTAAATACCATAGACGGCTTAGAACCTTTCTGAATCGGCATACTATAGTTAATAACCGATTTCGTGGATTTCGTACCCTCTTGATCGTATACATCTTCCTTACCAACACAAACACCAATGTAAAGTGCAGTGGCAGCCTCTGCCTCAGTTGCAGATTTAACAATTACTTTGTTCTCATTGAACAAAGCGATATCACCATCAACTAAAGCATCTACAGTAGTATAAGAAGCCGGAGCTGTCTTAGCGATAAGTACTTTATTTACGTGTTGTAACATTTTATTTAATTTTTAATAGTTAAACATTGAGCTCAGTTTAACTTATTTTAGTTCTTCTACTTTGCTTTCGCATTTCCTCGTTAAACTAAACTTTTTCGTATATTACTCCATACTATTTACTTCGTTAATATACGATTGATATCTAGGATTAGCCTCATTCTCCAAATACAACTCAACCGCTAACTTTACTATCTCATCATGAGTTGATGCTGGCATATCCTTGTACTCCTCAAATGGAGCATCAGTGAGGCTAATCTTGTTGGGTATTCTCAAGTATGTGAGAATATAATTTCTTATATGGTAATTACCATCTGTATATAAATGAATAGTATTACCTTCATATAGTCTTAATGGTCTAGCAGATCTACCATGTAATCTATATTCTGACAAAGTATTTTGTCTTTGTTTATCAATATTTTCTACAGTAGCCTCTAACACATCTGTATTTTTAGTTCTTGGTTGACCACTTGGTCCTACAGGCCAACAATGATCATAACTAAATATCACAGCTGTTTCACCTAAAGTAGTCATATAATCTTCTGGAAGAGTAACTGTATACTCTTCTGGATAGGTTGTAAACTGATAAGACTTTCTTGTAACCAAACTACGAAGATCATCAATTCTCTTTTGATCCTGTTCAAAACCAGTTTGCTTAAAATTAATACCAGAGTATCTGGTTTTAATAAACTTAATTAAACCAGCCGTTAACCAATATTCAATATCTGAAGTAGTAGGTTTTGTTAGATTACTATCTAACTGAGCTATTTCTAATTCAAATGCTGTTTGTAATTCAATATTTTTGATAGGCGCCTCACTTTCTTTTTAAATAATCGGATTCTTTCATCCAGATATAACCATTTTTATAAAAGCCTCTAGTGGAGTTATTTGCTAAATTTCTAGCAAGATTACTACGTAAATTATTATATAATAATTTTTGTACTTCTCTTATTGAGTTGTATGAACCAATTATATTATAATTATAATCCAATTGTAATACTTTTTACTAGTTATTTTAGATAGCATTTTTGCATTTTCTATGTGCTTATCTCTAAAATCTTGATTATTCCACAGTTCTTTATGAATGTTACTTAATAATTTCTTTGTATCTTCACTCTTATGGGAACCTGTATTTACTTGTATTAATCGTTCTATATTTCTTCTACAGAATTCAGGATCAGAATTTCCTTCCCCACCAGGAGTTAAATTATAACCAAATAATTTATTATTAGAATTATAATAACTTATCCAATACTTTTCACGCTCATTCAATAATTCTTTTGTTTCGCATCTCTCTAAGACATCAATATTGAAGTTTTCAATACCATATTTAAATAAAGCATGTTGGAAATATCCTTTTCTAGATTTTGTCCATTTTCTACTCTTTGTTAAATGGTTTATTACTCTTTTTCTTAAAGAAGTAGAAGTTTGACCTATGTATATTTTATTATTTAGTGTATTTGTAAACTTATATATTACATTGACCTCATTCTCCCAAACAGGATCGTTTAAAAAATCCACATACTTCATTATTGTTGATTATTTGGTTGTTTTACTTGTAATCTATATTTACCTTCAGTAATAAACATATTAACTGCTAAATCTACAATTTCACTATGAATTGATTCTGGTAGTTCACATTTACTAGCTCCATCAGTAGTATTAAATCTTAATGGTTTCCTGTAGTAAGTTAATGTAACATTACCTAATGTAGTATATGCATCTACTGCTACTTCTATATAATTATATTTAGTAGTAGGATCTGATACTAATGCAACAGCAGGTTGCCTAATAATAGGAGTATTGTATGCTGTTTTAATAAACTTACCAAGATCTCTATACTTAACCAGTTGATTATCTACTCTAACAAAATCTTTATATTGTTTATAAGTACCCTTTACCTTACTAAAGGAATGTACATATAAGAAATATTCTTCAGTAGATACATATGGTAATCTGTATCTTGTAAAACCATTAAGAGTAGTACCTGTTGCGGTCAACTCTTTTTCTACTAATAAACTTTTAATAGAGTCTGTATTTCTAGTATGTATGTTAGTTTCAGTTTCCATTTGGTCATCACCAACATAATTCATCATTACATATCTATCTTGAGCTTCATTTAGTATTGAAAATATAAGATCAGAGTTAGGTTTCTCATCTACAATAAGATCTGGGCTAATAAGTTGAATCCGTCTCTCGAATTCCATTTGCATTTCCTTACTACTCATATTACTCTGATAATTGTGCTACGTACTGTGGATGTGTTTGAGTTCTTGGAGATTCAATATTCTCAATTGCCATGTCAGCAGCTAATTTAACTACTTCATATTGCATATACTCTGGAATTTCATCTAGAGTAGACGTAATATCTTGATTATTAATCTTTCTTGGATATGCTAGATAAGTAATATCTATAGTGTAGGGACCTACCATGAGATCCCTATCTATAAATATTATTAACTTATTATCCTCTAGTATTGCTACAGGTTCTTCAATCCAAGGTTTATTATTATAAGTTTCTAAGAATCTAGTAGCTTGTTCGTGACTAATAAGTTTTACTGTAGCTATCTTATTACTACCAAAATGTAAAATTCCTTCTAAGAAGTACATACGCTTATCTTGAGTATCATCACCATAAGTAATACTAGATTTGAAATTATTCATAGTGAGTCTATTACTTATAGGTTCACTTAGTAAAGACAATCCTTTATCAGTTTTTACTAAACCTTCTAAGTCTGCTACTCTTTTTATATTACCTTCAAATGGTATTCTAAGAGTATTATTACCAGTAACTTTAGTAGCTATCTTACTTAGATATGCTGTGTATAACCAATAATCAATTTCCTCAGGTAAGAAAGATGGACAGCCAGATATACCAATATTAACGGCATTTTTATCTGCTTCAATCTTAAATGCTATATGTGCTTCTAATACTGTCATATTACTTAGATTCTATTTCTTGCATGATCGCTAGCCTTATATCTTGATTCTTTTTATCATCAAGCATCAGTACAGCTTCATCCATACTCCGACCGATTACATCAGTACCATAGTAATACATATTCTTATTCTTACGAATAATATTTTTACTAATAGCTGCTTCGATCAAGTATTGAGTTTCTTTATTCTTATTATTTACCCACAACAACAAATATCTTTGTGGATCATTTTCAATAAGTTCGTTCAGCTTACTTTCAACTAACTCATTACTAATTGAATCTGACTTAATACCATAAAGTCTAAGACACTTACGCATCTCTTCAAGAGACATCTTAGTAAACGCTGAATAAGCCTCACGTTTAACTTTAAATTTCTTATTATTCTCTTCTGCTTCTGCTTGAGAATTACTTAACAAGTAGTCAGTACTTGGTGTAATATTACTAGTACCAAATGCTACTCTTTTATGATTTTTTAAGAATAAGTACTTTAATTCATCCTCTGGTTTTTCAGTATGTATATATAAATCCTTGTTACCTAACTTAATTGAATAAGTAGCCCAGAATGAACTATATGGTGCTAAATGACCTTCTGGATAACCAATAGCTTTTTCAAGTCTACGAGCATCTTCCTCTGTTAAACCAGTATATCTGTTTCCTGATCTAGTCCAATACGGACCAATATAATCACCACAATTTTTAAACTTTGAAATACCAACCCAAGGGTTAGTTCTAATAAATCTTAACGTTGCTTCCATATATTCTTAATTAAATATAGATTTTAAACCTGTTAATAAAAAATATAGGGGCTATTACGCCCCTATAAGTTATATTGTATAATATTGGCGTACTTGTTTAAATACGTGGATTAACCCTCAGCGTCCATGATCAACTCACCACAGCCACGCGGATCTCTCAACATGATACCCATCTCACCTAAGAAGTGAACAGAGTAACCGTCTTTTGCATTAGAACGCAAAGTGTTGATAGATTTAGCAGGACCAGCAGGAGAAATAGAACCACCAGTATACCACTGCATGAATTCACGACCCTTACGTACTACCTTAACAATGTTTGCTTCGCCATCTCTACGACTTACATCCAAGAATGTAAAACGATAAGACTCAAGCGGCTTACCAGAAAGCGGGTGTAACAAACGATTAAATGTAGTGTTGTCATACAACGGGAAGTGTTTCAATGTCAACTCAATACCATTAGTCATCTTGTATGTTACAAACTGACCACCTAAAGTTAACTCTTGACCACTACCACTGATAAACTTAGTATCAATTACATTCATCGTAGCAGCTTTTTGCTTCAATACACGGTCAAACTCACGAATACCCATTTCACCAGTTAAGGCTACGAACTTACGCTCATTAGTACCAAGAATATTGTAAGACAGATCAAACAAGAAGTCCTCAAGCAACTCTGCTGTCAACTCAGTGTAATAACGTCTATTAGACGGTGCAATCTGCTCAAGCAAACCAGCTGGCAAGTAAACCGGACGACCATTAGTACCTTTCAAAGAGAAAGTACCATCAGCGTTACGATTTGACTTAGAGTAAACCATCATCATCTCACAACGTTTTCTCCATTCACGCATTGCCACCCATTCTTGATAGTCAGACCACAAATAAGATTTCTTACCTGTTTTAGGATCCTTTAATGCAATCCACAATACAGTTGCATAAGCTGTACCTGTAATATCATAACTCAAACGAGTTGTGAATAAGTAGTTACGCATCTTGAATTGAGTATTGTAGTTCAGGATATCTGCCTCTTCACTGTACTCCTCGTAAGCAGAACCAAGACGTGACATTTCACGACCAGCTAACAAATACTTACCCGGAACGTATGAACTAGACTGACCATCAGCGATGAACATAGTATAGCACCACAAGTTACCGTCCTGTACAGGAGCACCTTGAATACGTAATTGATATTCTTTGTCATCAAGTACTACAATAGCACCCGGACCAAACCATTTATCTTCTACCCATACTTGGATAGGTGTGTTGCCAATACCAGCCATGATTGTGTCAGCATTAGCAGCAGTAATTTCAGTACCCTGCCATTTTGCAGAGCGAATTGTTACAGCTCTATCGGTATCAATTTCAACATACCATTCGTATGTACTTTGATCAATAGTCATTACGTTACCAAGACCACCTGTGATAGCATCAATGGAAGTACCATAAGCACCGTCTTTTGCGGCAAATACGTAAGAAACAATACGTTCTACTTCATACGGTCTTGACAACATTGCTTCTGAAATCTTATTCTCGTCAATAAGATCTGAAAACCATCTACTTTTACCGATCTGTAAATTATTCAGAATTCCGTTATCCATAAATTAATTTATAATCTTTAATTATTGTTTAAACTTCGTGCTGCGATACTCCATATAGAGTTTGATGAACTAGTGTGAATTCTTTTAGTGCCTTTCGTAGCACCTGTTGTCTTTAAACTTTGTTTCAAGGTCTTTATAGCAGAGCTAGTTCCAATTTTTTTTGCAGTATCTAGCAAAGTGTCTCCCTTCATAGTAAAATAGGCAGACTCAATTAAATTTTTTACACTCTTAGAATAGTCTTTCTGATATTGAGTAAGACCATCTGAGTCCGCTTTAAAGATATAATTCAATAAAGCTTTTTTATCCTTTTCAGGAATAGCGATACCTCTGATATCTTTCAGCGATTTAATGTTGGTGACAACGTCGTCAACAAATTTTTGTTGGCGCTCGATTCTTGCCTCATTTTGCTTTTCCTGATCAATCAATAGCTGTTCCTTCTTCTTTTCAGTAATCTCCTTCATTAGTTCAAGAGCTTCCTCTGCTTCATCTTCTAGAATACCAGCATCTTCATACTTCTCTAGTTTACTCTGGATTCTCTTCTCACTAAACCCTTTTTCTAACAACAATTCACGAATGATTTGCTTTTGATTACTCTCAATTGAAGTGTCAAAGTTATCAAAATCAATAGCAGCACTAACTTGAAAATAATCTTCTAGTTTACCACCATTACGAACAAATTCATCAATCTTAGCAACCTCTTCACTTGAATACTCTGGAGTTGAATTTTCTTCAATTAAATCCTTGAAGTATTCACATAATTCCTCTACTGTTTTAGGTTTCTGTACTTCTTCATCCTCTTCAAAGTCTAACCCTAATTCCTCAGTAATAGCATCAAAGAAAGCACTAACTTGAATACCTTCATTATCCAACTCTTCCTCTTCAGTAGATGTTTCCTCAACATTTTCTACTTCTTTAGTTTGTTTACCTTTCTTTTTAGGTTCTTCAACTTCTACTTCCTTTTCTTCTATTTCTGTTTCCTCTTCAGTTTCTTCAGTTTCTTCAACCTCAGTATCTTTTTCTTCTTTAGAAGTATCTACTCCAAATATTTCTTTTACTGAAGGACCTCTGTTAGTTCTTTGTAAACGTTTGATTTCATCATCAGATAGATCATCATTACCTGTACTAAACGTACCTGTTACTAGAGGATTATTTAATGTTTCAGATGACAATGCATCTGCTACTGCTTCCCAACCTAATAGTGTATTACTATTGTTATCCATAATTATATTTAATTAGATTTATTAATGTTTCCATTTAGCGGCGTTCCTAGCAAAGTTAGCTTTTTTCTTCATAGCTGGACTTGCTTTACTACCTTTCTTTAATACTTTATTTGCATATTCTTGTACACCCATACCAGCTTTCTTAGCTGCAGCTTTAAATGTACCTCTCTTGCTTTTCTTGATATGTATTCCACCATTCTTATAACTTGGTACAGGATATAGTGGGTATACTCCTTCTAACTCTTTCATATTGATTATTTGTTTTCTTGTTCTTCTCCAAAGAACATAGGTAATCCTAATGGAACTGCCCATTCGATTGGAGTAAGATTGTTCATTCTATTTATAAAACCTTGCTTATCTGGTCTAATATCATATAGAGTTCGTAATACTGGGTTAACCCTATTTGCATATTTACTACGATAAGATAAATATTCTTCAATCTTATCCTGAGTAATAGGATCTGTCCAATTATTAATAAGACCTTCTTTTTGCATACCCCTTTTAAGCTGAATCATGTGAGCTTTATTTTCACTAGGTGTAGTTAAGTATCTATACGTGTTAGGGTTAACATCCATCAAACTCTGTCTTATTTCATTATAACTCATTATGTTGTCTCTATCTAGTAGATACTCCATATAGTTATTCGTAGCATCTGCATTATGTACTCTATTAACTAAAGCATCTGCTAAGTGACTGATTTCATGATTTGCTGTCCCTTCTAGATAATAATCTGGATTAAGACTAATTGTCATATCTTCTATAGTAGGCTGATCTACTTTACCGGTAGTTCTACCATATATAGGATTCCCAGCACTATCATACATTTGTTGATGCTTAACATACTTACCTCTATTAGCCATATCCTGAAAAGCAATGGCAGATGCAGCTTTCTTATAATTTGTACCATAAGCTTTATCAACCTTTTCAAGAGTTTCTACACTACCATCAGTAGGCATAAATAAATCATTAGTAATCTTACTAAGTTCCTTATCATACTCCTGCATGTTATTATATTTTCTCTTTACTTCGGCAAACTCTTGGTCATAATCAGCTTCAGTTTTAACCTTTTTACCCTTCTTCTTTTTAGTGATTGTAGGAGTAAAAGGCTCGGCATAGGATTCTGCAGTATATGCGTCTGTTCCTTCAATTGCTCTTCCTACTTTCTTTTTTATTTTCTTTATAGTTTTACCAACTCCCCAAGGTATTAGATTTAATGCAGCATCAATGGCAGCTGGTTGAACTGCATTAACTGCACCTGATATTTTCCTTTGTCTTTCAAAGTATTCAGGAGTACCAGTTCTATATTCTGGTGGTAAATCTGCTTTGTTTATGGTTTTACCTTTACCATCTTCATATGTAGGAATAGAATCAAATTGCTCTTTAATATCAAAATATGTAGCATCAGGGTTATTTGCCCTGACACTATCATATATCTGTTTTCTCTCTTTAAGAGATAGATCTTTCCATTTCATACTAGTAATATTTACTTACCTGTCTTACCTGGTTTACCTTTTCCGCCTTTTTTAGAGCCTCCTTTACATGCCATAATTGTTATCTCCTATTTTTTAGTTTTACTCTCACCTACCACTTTATTCTTAAGAGCAGTCTTAGCCTTAAGTTTCTCTCTATCCATTGCAGCTTTATCTTTCTGAGCTTGCAACTTCTTAGCTTCATCAAGCTTTTTCTTTTCAAGAGCTAGTCTTTCTCGTTCAATTGTAGCTTTAAGTTTCTCAGCTTTTTCAGCTTGTTCAATCTTACGTTTTTCTAACTCTTTCTTATTCTCTTCAGCTCTAGCTTTATTAGCTAAATCCATCTGTTTACTTACAGCATCAGATACAGCTTTTTGTCTAGCTATTTCTTGATTACCAATCTCAATAGGATCAGGTATACCATTCATACCTTGATCCATATTTTCAGATCCTCTGTATGCATTCAATTGAGCTACAGTAATCTTAGTAGCATTATCTTGATCAATTTTATATTTTTCAAGATCAAGCTCAGCTTCTTTAAGCATAAGCTCTTGTTCTTTAACTTGATTCTGCATCTGTATTAATTGCTGTTGCTGTTCAGCTTCTTGCTGTTGCATTGCTTGCTGTTGTGATAATCTTTGTTGTTCAAGTTCTTGTAGTTTACTCTTGATTAATGATAGATTATCCATAGTATACATTTCAGCAGCATCTACTAAACTTGCACCATTCTGCATAGCAGGTTGAATTAATGCTCTAAGTTGTTCAATAGCCTGTACTTCTTTAGTACTATCAGTTACAAAGATGTCGAAATCTTCATAAGGGAAATTATCAGCTAATGTTATGAATGCTCTAGTAGTATCATCAAATATGTAATTTAAATACTGTTTATCACTATCTTTCCATGCAGCTTTAGCAGTATTTAATAACATAAGCAATGCTTGTCTTTTCACCTGATTATGCATCCAGAATAATGGTTCTGTAATATGTGCAGATTGAATAACCGAACGTTCCACGTTACCTACTAATTCAGTACTAGATATAGCTCCTTGTCTTTGTGGTGTTACTCCAGATAACTCTGAAGCCATCGATTCAATCTTATCTAGTAATTGAATATATTGAGCGATAACATTACCCATAGTAAGATCCCAAGTGGTAAATCCATTAAAATTAGATGGTCTACCTCCTTCCCTGCCTGGAATATCCCATCCTTCATCATATGGGTTAATGAATGCTACTCCTAGTGCACTTAAATAATGCATCCATTTAGCAGTATCAATACCTAAACCTTTTGGTATCTGTGTAACATCCATTACAGGAACTTTACCTTTATCCCTAGCCATTGCTAATTCCATTCTATAGAATGTCGTAATGTACAAATACTGTAGAGGCTTCATAATACTAACTAAAGACTTAGGAGCACTATTAGTATTACTATAGACAATTCCTGTATATGGCAGTCGCTGAGAATTAAGATTTTTACTTGTAATGTATTGGTATTCAATAGGTTGAATTCCAAAGTAAAGATCATCAGCATTATATCCTTCCCATACTTCAATGATCCAATCCCATTCAACATTTACTTCATTACCAGTAGTCTTGTAATATTCATCTACTACAAACTCTTCCTCTTCTCCAGTTTCAGGATTAATTACAGTAACAAAACCAATCTTTTTAAAAGATTTCCAACATACATGATATACTACTACATCCTCTGCATCTCCATAAGGATTATGGTCAGGATACTTACTGTAGATCTTTGTATCAATGTGATTCCAATCATCTACCATATTCTTATCACCTAACCAATTCTTAGCTCCTTTACCATATTGACCAAATTTCTCTAGTAGTTGGTTAAGCTGTTTTTCATCAAGTTTATCATAAAACTCATCATATACCTGAGTATATGGCATAAGCATTTTATAACAACACATTGAAGCTTCATGAATAAACTCAATTCCTTCAGCATCATCAAACCAAAAGTTCTTTGGATTAACTCTATTCAAACAAGGCTCCCCATTCCTGATGCCTACGTATATTACTTCTTCACCAGCAATTAAACCGTCTTTCCAAGTTTTTACAAACTCGTGATCAATATTTAAAGAGTGTTTTAAATAGTTTAGGGTATGATAAGCAGTAACTTCTGCTACATCTTTATAATCCTTAGTAAGGTATTCCTGTATTTGCTCTGGGGTTTGTATTTCACCAGAAGATAATGCTTCCTCATACCTAGCCTGTTCTTCAGGACCCATTTTAGCCATAATAGATGCTTGAACATAATCAAGCAACATCTGTTTAGCTTTTTCCTGCATTTCACTTGCAGCTGCATCACTAGTCCTACATACTTTAAAATTAAATGGTCTTTTAGTTTCTTCACCAATTAATAAATCTATTTTAGGTCTAATAATATTATAGTCCTGAGCTACTGCTGGAAATCCATCATCTTGATTAAAAGGATTTGTAACATATTTTAAATCCTTCTCACTGTATACACTATTATATAAATCATAGTATGTTTGCATCTCTTCATCAGTAGGTATTGAACTACCATTACTTAATTGAGATTGCCCTATGATATAGTCTACACATGTTTTTTTCCATTCTTCACTCTTTTGGCTAAAAGGTATTTTTTGTATAGGAAAGCTATTTACTGTGCGTTCCATATTTTAAAATGAAAATGTTAATATATTTGAATCAAATAATTTATTTGTAGAATCAGAAGTATCCTGTTCAAACCATTTATCTGTAAATATTGGTGTATCAAACAATCTTTGCTTCTTCTCTATCTCTTGTTTTTGTTTTACTTGAGCTGTATATAATTGTTCCCTATATATCATTACTTGCATTAATGCCATTACACGGTCAAAATTACCCTTATCGTTGTATTGTATCAATTCCTCAAGTAATGGTTCTGATAATATAGACTCAAGTCTCATATGACTAGATTCTACTTCTTCTTCTAGCCATTCTTTAATTTTACCTTCTCCCCAAAGTTTAATTTCCTTGTTCATATGACAGCCTTTCCTTCTATTTACTTTGGAGTCTCTTACAATGTCTTTAATAATATCTGGTTGATCTGCTAATAAGTAGTCACAATGTTTATTATTAAAATAAACAAATAAACCTGTATTTTGATTTTCACACATTAATCTTGCATTATAGTACACTAATAGTTTTCTTACATTTTCATAAAACTCTTCTGATGTTTTTGGTCTACCAGTATATTCAGCAACTATGATATCACTGTATGATTCAAAATTCTGTATACGTTTGTATATGAATACTGATCCTAGTGAGTTAGTGCCAGATTGATCGTGGTCATAAGGGTCACAACCTGCTATGTATAAACCTATAGGTGTTTCAGGACACGGGTGCTCCCATATTACTATAGATCCTTCAGGATTTGCTTCTTTTGGTAATGGAAATTGTGTAATATCACCTGTCTTTTTAATACTCCATTTTACAGTACCACCATCCCAAGTAAGATCGCCTATTTGTTTATGATTTTGTAATTTCTTATTAGTTCTAATACGAGCTAATTGTTTTTGTAATTCCCTTTTAGGGAATATATTACCTGTTAACTCTGTAAATGCTTCTGCAGGAGTTTCAGCATGCTCAGCTACATATCTATCGATAGCTTGCATTGTTTTTGCATTCTTAAGCTCTTGCTCTCGTAATGATAATATGTATTTCCTTGATGCTTCATGATTAGTGTTACCGTCATTATCCATAAACATACGATTTCCATTTTCATCTCTTGAATCTAGATTAGTATGTTGTGGAATAAAGAATCCGCAGTATTTACCACCTATTGCACAATCATCCCATATATTAGGGAAACCTAAGCAGTTATAGGATTCAGGATCATAAAAAGCTTCACGTAATGGAGCTACTGCATCACCTTGATCACCACCAGTACCAAACATGATCATAAGTCCAAATGCTACACCATCATGTTCTACAGATGGTCTTGCAATTTGCCATGCTGCTTTTAATTCAGCAAATGTCCCTGCCTCTTCCCAGAGTATAAGTACACCTCTTTTACCACGTACTGCATCAGGATTATCTTTTAGAGATACACCGATGATTTCAGATTTATAACCAGCTTCAGTTTTATTACCATAATCATCAGTAACCCACATAGATGCTCTACGCCTCATAGATGTATTTACTGCTTGACGCTTTTTACCCCATGCTGTATATTCATCAATAAAGTCCATATAATCCCAAGCCTTAGTAAGGATACCATCATCTGTAAGATATTGCTTATTTGATGCGTATACATATGACTTTGATTCTGGTATAAGGAAGAAATTACGACAAAGCATAGCACCACCCTTATATGAATAACCCTTACGCCTAGCTTTTGCTACACATAAGTGTTTACCTTGTTCTTGTGCTTCCTCTATTGCTTGAAAGTAATAGTAATCATAGTCATAGAAATCTGGGAATGTACGTTCACTAACAGATTTCCATTCTTTTAAACCAGTTTTCCTATTAGTTACCTCCCTATATACTTGTCTTACTATAGGACAATAATTTAAATAAAAATAATGGTAGCCTGTGATAAAGTCACCATCTTCTGCAGTATAACCATATATACATTTTTCTACTTCTTGATCCCAAAAGCTATAGTATTCAGTTGTGCCTTTAGGGTAAGCACAATAAGAGCCAGTACTGATAAAGTTTAATGCAGGCTGACGAAATTTATCAGAGTTTTTGATCTTCTTATTAAAATCTATCATACTTTAGGATTTTATATAATAATACCCCACACCTTTTGAGTATGGGGTAATTTTTAATTATTGCTATTTTTGATTCTCTTATTGAAATCAATCATAATTGTTATCGATTAAACCACTGTTTGATCTTTAAACCTAGTCTCTTATACCAAGGTGTTTTAGTTGGTTTAAGATCCATAGATTTTGAATAAGCTTCTTTCTTTTCTCTATA